CCCCCCTGAGGTCTGCCCCTCTGAGGTGATCACGGTCCAGCGTTAGCAGCACTTTACCGGTGTGTCGGTGCTTAATCTCGGTCATGTCCCTGTCCCGTCGTTTGTATCAAAGCGAGCCCCGTAGAGGTCTGCGTCGGTAAGGTTCGCCTTTCTGAGGTCTGCCCCCCAGAGGTCTGCGTCGGTAAGGTTTGCCTTTCTGAGGTCTGCCCCCCAGAGGTCTGCCCCGCTAAGGTTTGCCTTTCTGAGGTCTGCCAGGAAGAGGTCTGCCCCTCTAAGGTTTGCCTTTCTGAGGTCTGCCTCTCTGAGGTCTGCCCTTTCTAGGTTCGCCCCCCAGAGGTCCGCCCTTTCTAGGTTGGCCCCGGTGAGGTCCGCCCTGTAGAGGTCTGCCCCTCTAAGGTTTGCCTTTCTGAGGTCTGCCCCCCAGAGGTTCGCCAGGTAGAGGTTGGCCCCGGTGAGGTTGGCCCCGGTGAGGTTCGCCCCGGTGAGGTCTGCCCTTTCTAGGTTGGCCCCGGTGAGGTCCGCCCTGTAGAGGTCTGCCCCTCTAAGGTTTGCCTTTCTGAGGTCTGCCCCTCTGAGGCGATCACGGTTCAGCGTTAGCAAAACGTTGCCGGTGTGTCGGTGCTTAATCTCGGTCATAGCCTGCGCTTCCTTCTTGTTGGTCATGTCATTCTCCCTTCCCCGACAGCGCGGAGCGGGCAATGTTATACATAACGTGGACTTGTGCTTCTGCACAATCTACGTCTTCTGGAAAGTCTCCATCGACAATGCGGACCAGAGCCTCCCGCAGCAGGGCGACGTCGGCCTGCAAGGCCTCAATTCTCGCCTCGGTTGCTTCTCGTAGCCAGCCGGGATCAGTGCACAGTTTCTCTGGATCAGTCGTCTTCTTCACTCCGTTGGAAGCAGTAATAGTAACTATACAAACAAGCACACAGGAGGAAGCCAGCGACGCTGACTAGAAAACCCAGCACGGTTGCCGCACCCACCTCCATGTCGACGGCCATGTAAATATCACGCCAAAAAACCGCCATAAAATAAAGTACCAGCGACCCAACAGCAGGCAAGATTAAAAGTCCTAGAGCTTTTAAGGTGGTTAACATAGCCAAGTCTCCAAAAAAATGGGGGGCACAAAGGCCCCCCGTAAGTTTGATATGGAAGTGTACTAGTTGACTAGCACACGCTTGACGGTGGGGGTGGGCCGGTCACGGTCCTTGCCCTGCATCTCGATCTCAACCTTACCAGTAAAAGTCTTGCCGAGCGCCAGTTCAAAGAGGTCGCGGTACGACACATCCTCTTCGTCAATACCGAGAGCGTCAGTCAGGAAGTGCTTCACAGAGATGTGTGGCACATCATAGCTGAACGACTTCTCAGTCAACCAAAACTCCATGTACAGAGGCTTGGCCAGTTCCAAGTCTTCATCGCTGAGGTCGCTCTCAACAATGGCGTCTGCCCGGATGCTCCACGTGAGCTTGCCGGTCTTGTTCTCACCAACTTCCTCGGTCTTATATCGAGTGATGGTGAACTCGTAAACGCCCGGAGTAAGTGAAACCGGATCGGGGGTTTCGCCGGGAGTCATATCAAGGATCGCATTAAGATCAGCCATGTAGGCTACTCTCCTGTTGCAGTTAAGGAGCGGATTATACCACCCGCTCTACGCCGATGTCAAGGCCCACCACTTCTACGGAGGCAGAAACCGAGACTTCGACACCGTTGCCCATTATGTCGTCCACATCAATCGTTACAGTATTACCGTTTTTATCGGTGACTGTGACCGGTTCAACGTTAGATTTAAAAAGCCACGGTTCGTAAGAATACCGCATTGCTAATTCAGCGTTACCATTAGCATCGGCATCCTCTTGTGCCCCGGCCCGCTCTTCATGCCACTTTCGGAAGGCGGCAATGAGCGAGTCCAAGGCTTCCACGTCGTAATCTTTAGTGGTGATTACTAGTGCATCGCCAATCGAGATTGCTCTCACAGCCTTAGTTGCTAGCTGCTTCACTTGGCTCCTCCTTGTTTCGACTTGGCGCTGGCCTGAATAACCTCGAACAGCTTTGCTAGGTCGGGTTCGACCTCTGACGCAAGAGCGTCGGGTGCTGGGCTTTTCAGGTCCATGCGAAAGTCGGAAGTGGTGCGGATGACGCGCTTACCGTCTTTACCGGGCTTCACATCCAGACGTGCCACCGTATTAAAGTAGCGCCCTACGTTTGAACTAAGGTTCTTAGTCAACGTAAACGGCAGCCCTTTGCCGGCGTTGTCGTCAGATGTATAGAGGATGTGCGCCGTGCACACTACGTTGCACTTCACTTCCTCGCCGGTTAGGTAATCCAGCACGTACTCCACATTACGCCGCGCCTCACCCCATTCGGGCATAGAGGGCTGCTCTGTAAGCTTCTTGCCGTTAAAGGCAAGGGCTTGGTGCATCGCGGCGGCTGACATAAATGTCATACTGTCGATAACTAGTACGTCCTTCTCAGTCCAGTCCTTGATCTTTCCGAAATCTTCGGTGTCGTTCTTCCAGTGCGACAGAAGTCGCAAGGCTTTATGGAACGCTGTTGCATTTGTCAAGTTATCCCGCAAGGTTGCGTAATGAACACGGTCCATTGCGTCGGCTTCGAGATAGTGACTAAGGATGTCGAGACCGTTATCGAAGTCTAGAATGCGCAGATTGTAGCCTGCGTTGGCCAGCGTAGCAAGGCTGGCAGTTTTACCGGCGCCGGGGTCGCCCACTAGAAGCATGCGGGTAACACTCGATACCGGGTGGTCTTTGAAAGATGGCATACATACGCCCCTATTTGATTTGAGGACGTATTATACCAACTCTCAAACTCTATGTCAATTGTTTTCTGTTCGTCATTCGTCGGGGTCGTCAGGTATCCACGCAACCGCATCATCTTCATAAGGAGAAGAAGCAGTAATTTCAAGAACCTGCCTAGTACGTGCGCTCAACGATCCTCCGACCCTCGGCTGCAAGGTTCTGGCGCCTTCGCCAGCACTGGGCAGGTTGGGGCCTCGGGACACCACATCCTGCGCCGGGGACGCTAGCCGCCGCCCTTGGAAAATACTATCCGGGTGGGCCGGAGAGATCCGCTCAGTCACATATCTGTCTGGCAGGCTTTCTCCACCCCGCGTCATGATGGTGTCTGCAATAGCCAATTGCTCCGAGATGCTTACTGCTGCCTGCATCGCACTTCCCTCTCCGTCTCTTGCACCTTCTTGCGCTGTTACGTCAAACATCCGACTGCGTGCAGACATTAGAAGACGGGGCGCATTAGTTTCACGCAAGGCTCTAAGAACATTAAGTGAATCGTACTGCCTAAGCTCTACTACGTTATAGCGCCACTGTGGATTAAAGAAAATGTCAACATACCGCACGTCCTCGGTTCTTTGTAAGAAGGTGTGCATTGCTTTTACCCAGCGCCGCCACGAAGGAGGGCACTCATCTGACCAACTATGCGCCCTATCCCACACGCAATATGCCGCCAGATATGCCATGAACGAACCTGTCCACCCATTGGCTAAAGACATCTCATGGTTAAAGGGTGTAAAATCCGTCACCCAATTGATTAACTCGCATGCCTGTCCATCATCATAATCTCCGAACCTCGGGCTCCGAACTTCGCCTTCCTCCTCAGGATCAAATGTATTGATGGTCCGGGTACCTTGAGTGTCACTTATCTCCGGGGTCGGTGGGATTGGGGGGCGGGTCCGCGGCATCTGCTGTCTCCAAAGTTGCGTGTTGCTTAATAGAAAAATCTCGATCTAACCAATAGCTGCGCCGACTAGGTGCCAGTGCGCAAATCTGCTGAAACTGGCAGCCGCCGTAAGAGCCACAACTATTATAATTATGAGGCCAGTGGTCTGCCTTGGCGCACTGGTCTGCCCAATCAAGGAACATCTTAGCATCGCTGAGCCATTCCTCAATACGCGGTTCGTCTACATTAAATAGGCGGCGCACAAAGCGGGTGTAGTTGACGCCGGTGCTGATACCCTCAATCAAGACACCCTTAACCGGCATCCCGATGATGTGGCGGGTCGCCCAAGTATAGGCAGCAATCTGCACATCAGGCTCGTAGTAGGACCAATACCGGTCATTGAGTGCCGACTTGGTAGTCTTGGTGTCCACCACGTACAAATCTTTATTGTATATAGCGAGCTTATCAATGCGCCCACTGAACCGCCAGTCCGTGCCAGGGAACGGGCACTCAAAGCGCGCCTCCAAGGCGGGCGTCCCATCTGGCAGGCTGGCCACCTCTATAGTGTCATAGTTGTATTCCTCGCAGCGCCAGATCAGGGCGCGCAGGGCGGTCTGCAAGTTGCGAGCGTTGTCGGTGCTAGCGTTCAGCGTTTCGCCGTATTCAAGACAGACGGCCCGGCACGCATCCCGCAGCGCAATCTCTTTATCAATGCCCGCGTGCGCGGCACCATCTAAAATCTCGCAGCCGTGATGCACAGCGGTGCCCCAGTAGGTGGCGGGGCTGCGCACATTACTACGGTACCCCAGCAAATTCTCCAGCTGGTACTTCTGGGGGCACGCCATAAAGGTTTTAAGAGAGGAGGCGTCCCAGACTTGCTGGGCACCCTCCACATATTTATCAAATATGAACTCACTCATCAAGTGCTACCCAGCGTCTGGTCCAAGATGTTCGCCACATTCTTAGGCGGCTTCTTAGCGGTCTTGCCTGTCACTCGTTCTCCCTTGCGCTCAGCCTCACGAACGGCTAGCCGGGCGGCCCGCTGGGCCTCAACAATCACATCCAGCAACTTATCATCGCCGGCGATATCCTCAGGCGTGTACTTATCAAAGATTTCTTGCGCCCGCACAATCAACGGCGTCTCCTTCGGCTCTTCCTTAGTGGCCTTAGTTTCCTTGGTCATCCGCTCCCCCATTAGTTAAGTGAATCCGGCGCGTTGTGGACGGTGCCGGCGGTAGCTTCCTGCTCCGAGGGCATCACGATAGCCTGCGCCGCCTCCAACATCATACCCACTGTGATATTATTTCCGATGTTAGTGCAGCCGATGGTGGCAAACACTTCAAGGAAAGCGGCAGCAACCGACCAAGGGTTGCGCTCCTTATCTACACACTGGGTATTGTAGAACTCTAAGAGTTGTTCGTGGACCTCGACGCGATCCTGCTCTGCTTCATTGATTGCATTTTTGATTGTTTCTTTATCCATGATTATTAACTAACCCCACATGATACTAATAGTGAAATGAATATAACGATATAAATATATCCAATGTAATTAAATATCAAAACTACCTTCGGCCTGCTGGTCGTTTACTTCTGTGCCCGTATCCTTGTCCAGAATACGCAGCTTACTGGCAGGCGTCTCTGTGACGGACACCCCCCACTCCCCGTTAACCTCCTCTGCTACGAACTTAAGGTATGAAAACTTAGAGCTACTCACAAGCTCCGAGTTAACATGTTGAATTTCATAAGCTTTTCGGTATCGCTGTAGTTTAAACTTCAACGACTGCGCCTCTTTCTCGCAGACGCAGGGCACGAAAATAGCCCCGTGACCTTCGTCACTTCGACGGATGGCAGTCTCTAAAATCCCCAGCAAATGCGGATGATCCGCCAACCGGTAGCTCTCTGGTTTAAATGGCAAACCCTACTCCTTTAGTTACTCCCACCGTCCCCCACGTACATCTTGGTGTGTCTCATGATCTCTTCGGCGTCCAACATATCCCAGCCCGCATCCAGTAAATCTTCCCGAAACTGGTACTCTTCAAGATCTCCTGAACTAAATAGCGCAACTGCGCGCACCATATTCAAAGTTTTAATGTCCGGCATTGTACCCCACTTTCAGGCGTTTGTCAAACTATTTCAAGGCTCCGCAAGGTAGCGCCGTAGCACCAGCACGTCGCCCACAAGCACTTCAGTATATGTCGTGCTGTCGTAGAGATTTGTGCCACAACTCAGCGCCCACACCTTGAAGTGATAATCATACATCGACGACGAGCGTCCGAACAGTAGGCAACAACGCCGCACAATCTTAGTCAGCAGATTCAACATCACTTCCTCCATGATTATTTACCGTAGCGCCGGGCGCGCTTACGCATAGCTCTCCAAACCTTAGCTTCCCCCTCTGTCATACCCTCCCTTAAGTGCGGAGGCAGGCCGGGAAACTCTTCAAAAGATGGGCACTTACTTTCTTTCTTAAGCGGGCGCTTAAATAAGATCATAAGGTCGCAGAGTTTTCTTAACATACTCAAGTTCCCTCTCAAACTCGGTGAATGAAGTTGACGTAGTCGTCAAGTGTTGTACCCTCAAGGCCGCACGCCGTATTAACTTCCAATACATACGCACCGTCGCGTTTCTCAAGCACGTCCACGGCCCCGAAATCCAAGCCCAACGCCGCAACAGCCTGCTGCGCAACCTCCCCAACGTGAGGGGGGAGCGCGATGCCCTGCCTAGCGAAGATCCAGCCGTTGTCGTGGTTGCGGATGCGCCAGTTCACGTCCTCGTCGGCCACCCTATAGGTGCGGCGCTTCATGGCGCTGCTGAAAACTTCCCCCCTCGTGCAGTGCACCCGGTACTCGGCGCGCTTCTTGAGCAGCTTGGTATATAACGGGGCGGCGGGTAGATCATCACCCGGATCGGTGATTATGATCCCCCGTCCGCCCGAAGCGCGCGTCAGCGTACGACATACAACCGACTTGCCATCAGCTAACCACTGACGGGCGAGCGTCGGGTCCGTGGTAAACGGGACAGCCCTCACTTCTGCCTCGTCAAACGCACGGAACGCGCTCAGCTTATCGGATGCCGCAGCGACGGCGCTCGGGGGGTTCAAAAGCACAGCACCGGTTTCTCGCATGCGATTAAACCAGCTGGCTTCTCCACTGAACCCCCAATTAATAATGACGTGGTCCCCCCTCGGGCGATAGCGTCGGCGCGGGTACACGCAGAAGCCCCCAAGAGTGCGCCCCAGCAGGCGGGCCGACCGTGACCCCATCTTATAAGGTAGTACCCTGTACTTAGTCATCAATAATATCCTCCTTGGGATGGTAATCAATTTGGCGAGGTGGTCCTAGCGTGTCAGCAAGTTTGGAGTTTCCAAACATACGCATGTCCTCTAAAGTCTCTTCACTCAGCACCCCCTCGCGGTCACCGAACAACTTACTAAAGTCTTTCAAATAGCGGGCGGCGCGGTTGCGCTCAGCCTCCAGATCCTCATAACATTTTTCCATCTGGCTGCGCAAGTCCTCGATCCTTGAATACATTTCCTTTTCGTACTCAATCGGTAAGGACATTCCAAGTCTCCCATCGTTCTTTCATTTGTTGGATCTTTTCCTCAGGGCACCCGTGCGCCCCTCGAAGGTAGCATTCACGAACGTCCCACGACCACCAATTAGAGGGCATCACCTCACGAACAGGCACCCCCAGCCCAGAGGCTATGTTGCGCACGGCCCCCCACTCAGCCCGGCGGCTGTGGGTGTTGTCCACAATAATGCTGACGCCAGCCTCAAGGCACCGGCGCGCCGCCTTACGCACGGCCCTGTGGGCGGGCTTCAGCTGTGTAAAGTCGAACAGGTATTCAGAGGTGGCTGTGTCAATGAACCAGTCGTCCGCTGACAGGATCACGTACTGTTCCGCCACCTCGCGGCCCGTCTGCTGAAGCCGCCGCGCCTTATGTGATTTGCCGGAGCCGGGCAGGCCCCGCATGATAATGCACTCAGTCATCGCTTGATCTCCTGTTACCGATAGAGCACCGTATAATCCCGATTGCACCGATTGGAGCGGGGGCCGGGAACCGCCTGCTTCCCCCTCATTTGTAAGCTATTGTTATTATTATATATTTTTTTTATATAAGGTTTATTATTAGAGAACCGCTTTCTGGACCACCCGCCAATCGGTGCTATCGGTAATATACGGTGCCCAATCGGTAAACGCCCCCGCTATGCTAAAGCCTCCAGCGCCGCAATACTCCCATGTCTAGGGTATTTAGTCACGCACAGTCCGCCCCTTCGCAGCGCACAAAGCAGTATCAAGCGCGTGCTTCTCGCTAAATACCTGCTGCCGCGCCCAATACGTATAAGTTTCTTCCGCAGACACCAAGGTTGACGGTAGATGCACAACACCGTAAGCTTGCAGCGCCTGCCTGCTGTCGAAAGGAACTCGCACAATTGGAACGCGCACTTGCGGAGTCTCGCTGTAAGCCGTAAACCACAGCCCGTCGGAATTGTCGTCCTTTAAAACCTTAGGCCAAAGTCTTATCAAACTTTTATTAAAGTGATTATAACCGCAACAGGCGCGCCCTAGCATGTTGATGTATGATGTGGATGTCTCTGGAGCCGTTCGCAGAGAAGGCTGAGTATCCATGTGTGGTACAAGGTTGTCCTCTGAGGCAACTTCCCTGACTGGTTGCAGGTTCTTGTTAAACTGAGCCAAGTGGGGGCGCAGCAAAAGAATGCGTTCCGCCCTCGTGCTAGGGGAGCGTGGCTTGGTGTCAATTACTCCCTGCTCAAAGCTTGCCTCGATTAAAGCGCGCTCCAAAGAACTTAATAGGCTGATCTCATCTCCAGATACGGCCCAACCATATCTCGGGTGCCTGTAACAATGCGCATTGGTTACATACAGAGCGCCCTCATCGACACCCGTTATATTGTCGGTTTCATAGTCGTACACGACGCTCCTTGCAACGTTCAACTGTGTATAGAGAAGTTTACCGTTGTTCCTAGTGGGGCGTAGTACAGCCCATTTACTCATGACGCGTATCCTTCTTTAACTTTCTTTAAGACATCGGCCAACAGTCCGTCGTAAGGTGCGGTCTGCTCATCGGCCCAATCAACATATCGTTGGCCATTCGGCAAGTCTAAACCCTGGGAGGTAAAGTCCACCGCACCGAAGGCTCGTAAAGCCTTGCGTCCATTGGAAGGAATTTTCACAATAATCGCCCGCCGCTGCTTATAAAAATTATGCTGAAGAAACCACGAATCCCGCTGCGACATGCGCCGCTGCAGCCGCGGCCACAGGTCGGACATTTCTAGTATGGTATGCCCCCTAACATCGCGCCCGGCGCTGTTAATATACTTACTTCCCACTTCTATTGTGTTGGGGGGTACGTCTAACACGCTAGGTGAGACATCAATATAGGCCTTAAGATTAAACTGTGTGTTGTGAGGCTTAACGGGACGTAAGTACTTATTGAAGAGAGCTAGGTGGGGACGTTTTGCGTGTAAAGGGTCTACGGCTGAAGGTCGCCGCTTAATATGGTTTAAGCGCCCTTTGATAAAACGTACCCCACGTAAATGGTTTAGCAAGTTGTGCCAGTCATGCACCGATTTTCCACCTACGGCCCAGCCAAGGTCTTTGTGCCAGTAGCAGTACGCATTGAACACATACAAATCGCGGCCTTCCTCATGCGGTGGGTAGTTACATACCTGATCGGGCCTATCTTCTCTTACTATGTACAGCTTATTTCTGTTACGGTAAGGCCTTATAACAAAGATATCAGACATAAGGGGCCTCCACTATAAAACGATTGACTGGTATATGCTCGGCGTCGAGGGCGTAGACGTGCGGGTTCACTACAGAGCGGAGGTTCGGCAACGCATAAAGGTACTTGGCTCTGCGCAGCGCATGCTGATCTGTCAGCCACGTATTTGCCGCCTCCTTAGCTTCGCGGACTCTACGGGAAGCCTCCAAGGCCGTGATATAATCGATAATCACAGGCTCATATAATTCACACAACTCCAGCGGCGATTTCCCGTTAGGTAAGTGCTTGACGATACGCGAGGGCACAATAAAGGCAGACACTCCAAGCGCACCCTCATTGTCCAGTGTAGAGGTGACTATACAAGGATTCGAGTTGGAAAAGCGCGACACTATTTCAGGGAAAGTTTCCAACACATCATCCCAAAAATCGTACTCAACTTCAGACAGCTCCATGTTAAGTTGCCTCCATGCGCTGAAACAGTTTTGATGGTGGGGGCCCTCCGTCGGCACGAGGCTCACCCCGTATTTACAAATATAGCGTGTGCTTATGCTCGCCAATTTGGAAAGTTCCGGCGGCAGAGATTCTCCGTCAGGCCCTGCGGGTTCCTCAACATCGAAACCCTTGGCCTTGAGTCCTGCGGTAAGCGTGCCTGAAAACGCTGCAAGATGGCGGCGCTTTCTCAGCAACTCTACCGCCCTCGGTTCGTGAGGGTTCTCGATGTCAATACCCAACTCATCAAACACGCCCCGCAGCGCGTCCAAGCTGGGCTTGTGCCCTAGTGCCACAAGTTCCCCCTGAATAACGCCGCCAGCGTTGCGCATTTGTCGTTGCCGCTGCCCAGAGAAAGGCAAGCGGGAAGCACTGGGCTTATAAGAGAATTCTGCGTTTTTGATAAGATAAGGGACGCGTGCGCCGAAGGAATAGTCGTACCCCTCCACGAAAATGGAAGGCGATGAACTGAGTTCGTGAATAAGTTTAACCATTAGGCACCCTCCGCCAAAGCAAAGCGGCCTTGCGAGTCCTCATATTCCTTTTCTTCCTTCACGCCCACAAGCATGTCCAAGATCCAGTCTGCCGCATCCGCGGGCCGACTGCGCACTAGGTCCACAATCTCTTTGTCCGTTGCATTGAGAAAGTCCAAGGTGGAGATGGGTTCGCGCGTCTCCTCGGCCTTATCCCCCTCCACTACGAGGCGCTCATACTCGGCGGCGTCAGGATCTTCCTGCGTACCGTCATCCACCTCATCATCGGTCACCGCGTCAGCAGCAACAGCAGTCCCACTATCAGGCTCCCCCACATGAGCCACCACGAGGCTCCGTCGGAAGTCTGGGGCGAGGTTGTATTGCTGCGCGGCTTCCAGGGTCTTGCCGGGCGCGTCAATGTTATAGTGGTGCTCGATGTAGATTGCTTTACCGTTGTCGGAGAGTTCCCGAAAGGAGCGCCGCACTCCAGTGGCGCCGATAACGTCCTCAGTAAGCAGGCCCGACGGGTTGTCCTTGGTGGCGACGGCCTCACCCACAGTGCCCCTTACGAGTTCCGGCTTGGCCGCCTTGGCAGCGGGGGTGGTGGGGCTAAAGGGAGCGAGGTTGCGGGGCAGTTTATAGGAATGAGCAGGCCGGAGGAGCGCGTCCAAGAACGTCCAACGATGAAATGACGCCATGTCGGGTGGCAGCTTGCTGTTCCCCCCTCCGAAGAACTTGGTTTCATTGAACAGGGTAAGCCCCCTCAATGGGGCAAAGGTCGTAGTCACCACGTTATTACTCTTGTTCGCAGGCTTCCCCTTAGCAGCCGCCGGCGTCCGGCTATAATAGGACGAGTTGGCGCCGTGGGAGTTGTGCGCGCCATGAGCGTGGTGTACCACGGGCGGACGAAAGCTGCTATTCGAGAACCAGACACCATCCTTTTCCCCGGCCCCCGCCTTGTCCTTGTTGAAGGTGTGGAACTGCTGGGTTTCGCCGTCCGCAATAACGAGGCGCGACTGGCCGATGATGGACTCCACCCACTTAGTGAAGCTGGGGTCACTCAGCAAATCCGGGTTGGCCTTCAGGATGGGACGCAGCACGCCGCTGGCCAAGTGGAAAGTATCATTCCGGTGATTATCTCCCTTATCGGGCAGCGTCCACACCGTGCCGTTGTGCATGAGGTACATGTCCCGACCATCTTCCTTGTAGGTCAGGATGGGCTGTGGGTGGACGTTGCTCTTGTCGATGTCTCCCACGGTCTTAAGGCGCAAATGTACTGCGACCTCCTTGCCCTCGTACCGGGCGAGCATTGCCTTTACATCTTCCCACTTTTCCGGGAGCACTCGGTGGATGTGGATGCGCTTCTTCCCCACCGGCACCATGATGCCTGCGCCATGGCTGTTGGTCTTGAAGGAGCGGGCGAGCACCTCCCACGGGAAGTTCTTAGGTTCTTTGACGTGTGCAATAAGACACATAATAGTAGTTTCCTTACGTGTTGTCGGGGTCGTCGAGGTTGATGGTGCTGGAGGGGCGGCCCACCGCGTAATGATTCTTAATCAGCCACGCCCTCAGATACTTGAACCGCTTGGAGTTGGAGCCCTTGGTGGCGTACTCACAGAAGTCGTGCCATGCGAGCCTCTTGAAGCTGGCGTACCGAGTAAATTCGCACAACGCCTGCACGAACTGGATGTACCGGTAGATGCCGGAGCGCGACACATTACCACGGAACAGCCGAAACTCAATCGTGCCGTCCTTGCTGAAGTTGAGGGCGCCCCGTCCGCCGAAGTTGCCTTGCGTGAACGACACCAAGGTGACGCCCGGCACATACGGGGCCCACCTGTTGTTGCGTCCGCTGAACTTGACGAGATGCTCAAGGTTGTCGCTGGCGTTGATGAAGTGCGCCAGCTTGGCGGCGTGGGCGGCGGTGAAGTAGTTGCTGCTGACGTGGATGTGGACGCCGGCGCGCTCGGTGCCCCATGCCCAGAGCAGTTTGGCGGGGCCGTTGTTCTCGGCAAAGAACTTTTCCCAGACGCCACCCATGTGGTAGTCGAAGGTGGCCGGGGTCGTCACGATTTCCATGCCGTCGTCGAGCGTCCCATCGTTGATAATCACCACAAACCCATTCAGGGCCTCATACACCTTCTTCACTGCCGCTTCCATGCTGACGCCCTTCTTTCGCACAGCGGCCTTCAGTTCTGCCTCAATCTCAATACCTAGGTACAGTCGCGGGGTCTTGGGGTGGGCTTTAATCTGGGCCTGCTCATACTTGGAGGCCTTGAAGCCGAAGTATTCCGAGGGCTTCGAGCCGCGCATAACCTTGCGGTCAAAGTGTAGCTTAGACATGGGAGGGGTTCCACTTGATGTAAGAGAAAGTGCCGCTTAGCGTGTGCACAAAAGCCCGGCTTGTCTTGGACCACTTGTCTTGCTTGTGGTCTAGGAGGGCGCTGGGGTCCTCGTCCCACACGTAGGTGATCGCATTGATAGTTTCAGCCTTGAGCCCCTTGGTGGTGCGCACGGTGGCGCCCACCGGGATGAAGCACGATTCTAGCAGGTGCTGTGTGACTCTGGTATACACCCCGAAAGGCAGATACCTCAGCTCCCCCCTCACAAAGCGGCGCCCCTGCCCGGCTCCGGCGGGGTGCATCACAGGGAAGGCGTAGGGGCTGCCCATAGGCTCAATCTCGGTAAGAGTGAAGGACGTGGTGGTGGTCTGCATTTCGTCCACCTTGCTAATCATGCCCAGATCGAACGCCTTACACAGCAGACCGCCGTGCTTAAGGTGACCATAGGCAAACACCGGCACATAGTCGCCGATTACCCGGTCACCATTGACATCGTTGAAGTGTTCCTCAGGCAGTTTCGTCACAAACTTTCTCCTTAAGTGAGGGGGGGGTTTGAGTAATGTGGTCGCATGAAAGTGGAGCACCGGCGCGCCTTTGGATATCTAACAACTCGCTCGGCGCCCACCTAAGCAGGCTAGAGTTCTAAAGTTGTCGTGAACAGGCGTCCCTGTCGGAACGATCCCGCCCTCCACTTCCATTCCACCACACGTGGCGAACATCACCTAGGTATAAGATTGCGTACTGTGCAAGACTGTAAACTAACTACAGTCCGCCAAGCATTGCTACTATTTATAATAAGGCTGTTGTCTCTCCAACAGGTCACGCCGTCGTTTTGCCGCAGGCCGGCGTCCGCCCGCTCCCCATGGGGGAAACTCTCTAATTATTTTTGATCGTAAACGTCTGTGACCAGAGGGGACCATTAAAGTGTGTCTTGCGCACCTTTTTAGGCTTTCCATCGCCATCCGGTGCAGGGGTAAGTTGCTGTAGCTGGGAGTGTAGAGTATTCCAAAAAGTTTCATTCTCTGGCAACGTATTCGGACGCAAACTGCCGCGTATCCACTTAATGAAGTCAGTTCTACTATACGCCGCGGTCATCGCAGCATCTTGTGCTCGTACAAATCCCAGCCGGAAAGTTTTTCAGACATGATAGTTCCTCTCAGAGGTTAAAAGTTTTATGTTCAATACCCACTCTTGGATGTTGTCGCGCGTCGTTACGTGCTCCGCCCAACGGCTGGGGGGCCTCTCGTTGTAGTACATTGCGGCGCTATGTTCCACGCCATCGACCACAACCGCCACATCCATCAAGTTGTAGTGGTTAGGATACCCCTCTATATAATCGAGATCCTGCTTAGTATCTCGGTCTACCTTGTAAAGCTCGCCCCTGATCTGGAATGTCCCCGACGCATGGACATATGGGAAAGTGTGGGGGCTGGTCATGGTGAAGGAGGCGTCTCTTGTCACGCCCTCTCCCATAAACTCGGCCCCGCCCCGCTCCAAGATTGCGTTGTTGCTGCCGGCGCGCTTCAGGGTGCCATACACAAACACCAAATACATATCGTCAGACACTAATTAGATCCTTCTTTACAGCGCGCCGCCTTAAGCCCTAGGCCGCACAGGATTTCAACCAGGCGCGCAGAACTCACATCATCGACCTCAAGGCCGGAGTCCCAGTTGAAAACGCCGCCGGTCCAGTATCGTTGTAGGTGGCCGCGCTCATGGCTATGCACCTTCCAGCTAAAGTCATCCAGCAGCGGCATCGGGGGCGGCGTAACAATCACGCCATCCACACGCACTTCAATGCCGTCAGGAAATACGAGGGCGAAGCCGGCCAAGCTCTTGTCGTTACCAAAAATCTGGCGGCCTGCGTCCATGATGTCGTTAGGGAGCGCGTTAATCACGAGGTAGATGCCCTCTCCCCCCTTGTCGGGGAAAGTCGGCACAGTGCACCCGGAGAGCGCCGCGGCTGTAATCAACAGGAACACTGTGCGCATCATCATTACTCCTCATTCCTTACTTTGACGGTTCCTGTGACGGTCATGCGGGACCTCCTATTGGATGGCAAGCCATCGCGCCGAGGGTCATGATCTCCCCGTTGTCGAGGAAGATGGGCTTATGGTGCACCCGGTAGATGTCTCGCTGGGCGTTGACGCAAGCCTCGCGGCCAATCCAAGGGCCAACTTGCATCTTAACTTCAAAGAATTTCCCGTCAGAGGCGCCTTTGTCGTACGACAGGATCATCAAGGTGTAGGCGAGTACGAAGAGCTTCATCGTAAGTTCTCCAAAGTAAGGCCCAAAGGGTAATCCCGAGCGCAAGCACACAGAGCAGCAGCAAGCCTACCGAAACCAATACTATAGCCGCCACAAGCCTAAGTTTTGCAGTTGCCGCAAGAGTAGGTGGCGGCAAGGTACATTTTAAGGGCTTTTTTAGTGTAAAAAATGCGATTAGCACTCACGTAATCCTCACCTTCAGTGTCTTTTGAGATTACAGGCAAAATTGCAATAGGTGTGGCAGCGAAATCTTCATGTATGTCACATACAGCCATATCTTCAATCCTTTTAGTTGAGGGGAACACTCTGAAACACCTCGCAAGGTGCTTGAGAGTAGGGGCGAGTGGGCAAAAAGCAAAATGCAAAGTGCAAGATACAATCTGCAAAGATGCTCTACTACCGGCAAATAACAACGTACAAACCGCTACATTAATGCTGGGTAGATCGAGCTTTTACCTATTTGCCAACGGACATATGCCCGTGAAATACACGCAGGAACCGGAGTCCCTACTTCCCACTCGCCCAAGAAGCTACCAGAATTAAACGATACCGTTCTCTTCCAACAGCTCCCAGTCTGCCGGGCGGATAGCCACACGCAGTTGCGTGTTAGCCTTTAACAACTCTTCTGAGATGTTGTCCACGCGGCGAGAAAGTTCCGTACAGCGGCGTTTAGCCTCAGCCTCCAGTATCGGGGAGATGGCCGAGTACTGTCCACTCTCCCATTTAGGTTCTGCCACCACGCCGGGGTTATTTTTGTGGTCGTCCCTGCGGCGCCAGTATGCATTCACCTTTGCTTCCATAACTTGCCGGTCGCCGACACCGGGGGGCCTGCCTTCTGCCACCCTATTCAGCAGCTTGATTAAGCGTTCTGCCGTGACTTTAGCCGTCAACAGGCCATTGATCGAGGTTTCGGGAGTTCCTTCGTTGTTCTTTGCCGCGATAGCCATACGTAGGCGGTGCCGGACACTCAACAACGCAGTCAGCTTCAACACCAGCTTGGCGATTTCGGCGCAACGCTGGGCGTGCAGTTCCTTGGCCTCCTCTAACGAAACGGGAACATCCAACGTCAATAGGGCGCCGGCACCGAAGCCAATTAGTTCCACACCATTCTTGTGGTATTTAACGTATTCTTCGATGCGCGTATTGATGAGGTGGGCACGCCGCAAGGTGGCGTACTGCAAAGCGCTCTTAGTTTCAGTCATCGGTGCTCTCCTTCTGAGGGTTTAACAAGGTGAGATTAGTTACATACAGGCAGCCACAACTACAGGCTGGTTGTGGGCGCGTGCCAGCACATTGACCATCGTGGTCGCTGTCCCAAGTGTTTCCGCACTCACAACATTGGTAAACGTAAGTGGTTTTGTCGATGGGTGCTCTCCATGAGGCGCTTTAAGGTCTGATGTTTTATGTCAAACCCTCGATTATATAGCTCGATAATATACAGCGCCTCATCGTGTTCAGGGTGGTGGCGTAGGATTTCATTCTCGAATCCATCCGTCATCTTTTGAGAGCTTTTTATCATGAGCGAAATGCCTCTGCTTCCTTGCGTGTGATGAAAAAGTGTATGCCGTGTGAGCATTCGTTCCAGCTATTTTCGTCCCACTTGTTCGCGCGGACTGTCTCGCCCACCTTGTATTCTGTGGTGGGGCCGTATTTGGTCGTGATACCAACGGCCTCACCGATAGTTTCCAGTACCTCAGCATATTCCGCCCGGCACTTTCGCCCTGTTGCGTTGGACCGTTTGGCGTCGGCTGGGATGCGAAGTTTGACCAGCACGCCGCCCGCCTTTTTCCATCCGATTAAGTCTCCGTCAGGAAGGATTGACGTACGCGCTTGTGCGAGTGAGGCACCCCGGGCACCCCGAAGGTAGGCACCCCGAAGGTCAGCACCCCGAAGGCTGGCACCTGTAAGGTTAGCGTCCCAGAGGCCAGCACCCCGAAGGTAGGCACCCCGAAGGTCAGCGTCCCGAAGGTCAGCACCTGTAAGGTTGACACCCCGAAGGTAGGCACCTGTAAGGTTAGCGTCCCGAAGGTCAGCACTCCGAAGGTCGGCACCCTGAAGGTAGGCACCCCGAAGGTTGACACCCAGAAGGTAGGCAACTGTAAGATTAGCGTCCCGAAGGCCGGCACCCCAGAGGCCGGCACCTGTAAGGTCGGCACCTGTAAGGTTAGCACCTGTAAGGTCGGCACCCCGAAGGTAGGCAGCGCGTACGGCCCGCCCTAGGATAACACTGCGGGAGGCTTCTTTGTATTTCGCGTCCACCTTGGCGATGTATAATGTCTCGTCGTTAATTGATTTGATTGTAAACTTGAATGTCTCAGTCATCGTTTTTCTCCGTACGGTGGGTGGTAGGGGCTTGCGAAGTAAACCGGCTTGTCTACTTGCTTGGCGTACTCTAGGTCACGCTTGCAGGCCTCAGTAAGGAGAGGTCGTTCTCGTTGTCCGATCACGGGCGATAGGTAAAGGCGCGCAAAGTCAACAGCCTCATTGGCACTCTGCGCTACCACCAGTACGTTGGTGTTGCGGAATGTTACATTGAAAATTCGTAGGTCATCGTTCATGGTAGTCTCCTCTGGGCATAGGGGAGGGCAGCCCCCGCTTGAGACTGCCCTCTGGCCATGCCTAGTGGCCGTTAGGCGGAGGCCGCAGCAGGCTGCTGACCGTCACCATTCTCGGCATCGGTATCATCAGCACTGTCTGCGCTGTGGAAGTCCTCGGCGGAACCAATCACAGTCTCGCCCGCTTCAAGCACGGCGAGGAAGTATGTGAGGTCCTTGACGACCGTAGTGCGTGGGGAGTCGTCCTTGTAGGCAGGAGCGAACTCGCCATTGTCGCCAGCCTCATCCGGTGCGCTGCGGATGAAATCGGCCAGCTTGCGGGCATTGGTGGGGTGCAGGATGCGTGCCCACTGGGAAGCGTAGAGGGAGACAGGCCACCGCTGGAGGCCGTACACGTTGACGGTGCCCTTGCCAGTGTTGCCCTTCTCGTCGATCTTGGTGCGGCTCTTCACGGAGCAAGTGAAGTTGCTACCGTTGCCGCCAGAGGCAAGCTGCCCCTGAAGCTTCTGGATGACGCCATCCTTGGCCGTGTTCTCGGCGGCAAGCTGCGCCATCTGGTGTTGGAGAACACCCATCTGCTCTTCGAGGGTCAGCTTCTTTTCATCTTTCGCCATTTTGTGGCACTCCTTTGCCCGAAATAGGGCATCTTGGTCACTATGACCTAAAGAATACGCAAAGGGGAGAGCCGAGTTCACCTGACTCGATCTCCCCCCCTCTCTCTCTCTCTCTCTCTCTCTCTCGTTCGCTTCACGTTCCGCTGTATATCTATAAGCGTGATTAACTATTCAGGGGGCTAAATCTTCATGACAACCTCTTATATGTTTACGCCTTAATAGGGCATCGACAGCCCGTGACAACGCACCCTATAGGATGCGATGCCAAAGGCTGGCGCTAGCGGCGCGGCAGCTTGTGGGTGGTCTTGATGAACTTGGCGGCAGCGCGACCACTGAGGGTTACCTTGCCGGTATCCAGTATCTCGCGTGCTTCCTTATGGCTGGCGTCAGGAAATGCCTTGAGGACGCCGCTACGCAGGGCTTCGAAATCCTTGCGGGGCATCTTGCGAGGAACGCTGAACCGTACATCCATGGCGAGTCTCCTAGACTATTAGGTTGAGTAGCATGACGACAGCAACTGTGATGCCGAGCCAGAATTGGCTCACCACAGGCCGTTACTCACGCTGGGATTGGGAAGGCGCTGGGGCTTGTCCCGCTTGGACATCTTCTGCCCAGCTACCAGATCGCTGCCACCGCGCACCCACGCTCGGTACACTCGGTGGGTCATAGGGCGGCTCTTAGGGCGCCAAGGCTTCGCAGGCGGCGTTGACTGTCGGGGCATAGGTCAGGGACTCCAGCGAGCGGTTGAGGGTGTGCAAGGGGACACCGTGGCCGGTGGCCTTGGCAGCAAGCAGGCCGCCGTAGAGACCGCGGGCCATACGCGACCCTCCATGAGTAGCAGGGTTGGCCTTGTGTGCCCCGATGGCAATAGCTGCCCAGCGAGGGTTGCGCCCATTGAGGCGAAAGGGGGAGTTCTTGGCTTTCTCTGCTCCCCTCGCGCCGCGCTGGCTCTTGTTATTTCCATCAGCCACAGACTTTCTCCTCTAGTGGAGTTATAAGGACATACTTGATGAAGGCCGCTAGGCGTTCTTTGCCAGTCATGAGATGCTCCTTGGTTGGGCCTTCCTTGTGGATACGCTAAGCGAGCTACGATCCATGCCGGGGTTTGCTTATGAGGGGACAGGTCGTGTGTGCTTAACATACCCACAAGGAAGGAGACTCCCCACCGATACTGAGTAGCTCGGAAAGAAGCCTCACAACCATAGGTCGGTCCATATCGTTTTCTTCTCTTGGCCTTGCCAACTCCTTCGCTGCGTACTTCCCACCCGCCACGCTTTGCGTTCGCTTTTAACAGCTACTTGCTCCGGCCTTGACCATGGGTCAAAGCGTATGCACACTAAAAGGGGACCTAGTTGGCTCACCTCACCCTACTCTCGTAAGGGTTACGTCACTCCACCCTGCCAGCTCTCGCACCGGGGTATGGGAGTGATTTCGCGTACTGTATCCTTGCAAATCTGAACACCCAGCTGGTCTTGCCAGCTAGACTAGTATGGTGCCTTCGCAACCTATACTCACAGACGGAGCGGATATCTCCGTATCACGGGATGGCAGCGGCCAATGGCTTGCTTCCACCGTGGGCTGATATGACCAGCCAACCACCTAGGATCATCGAGGATATCATCCTAAGCTCGCTGCAACTTCCAACCGGAACGACGCCGGGCTGGACAATTACAGCTATAGACCTTACAGTCTGACCGCTCTAGTTGCTTGGCTGGTCCCCTTAGGGACTTGGTGCCATTGTGCAGGGAGCGATCGCCGCCTCGCCGTGTTCGAAATATGGGGCCGGGGGGCGGCGATTTCAAGGGCGATTTCTTGCGTTGTTTGGTCGATTTCAGCAACAATCGGGCCGTCGAGCCGCCGCCCGGCGCAAGAATGTTTCAAAATCAGGCCCGGCCCGTGTCGGCGAGAGCGCGCATTGCCGTCAGTCAAAGGGGGCGAGGGACGCCCGGAGCTAGGTTGCCAACCTGTTGTCGGTATTCGTACAGGCAAGTAGGCGCGTGGCGCGATGCCAATTGCGACGCCAGTCCCGGTAATAGGGGGCGGGCCTTGACAGCGCCGGGTCCGCCCCCCATATGGTCCAGTGCCGCCGGAATAATCCGGCCGGTCTAGGTCAGCCAAGTAATGAGGATACCATGAGTAAATCACATAGCACGCAGTTTTCCGACGCCACCTTTGCAGGTACAGGCTGGTTGATTATAGGGAACAAGGGTTACTTCAACCAACATACCAGTGAGTGGACGCACCACGACGTGGCTGGTTGTGTCATCCATCAAAAGGCCATCGCCGCTTGCTTGGCAGGTACCCTGCGCAATCTGGACGGGGAAGGCGGAAGTAGTATCCATCTGTGCAAGGTGCCGCTATGGTATGCTTCCACCGTCTTGGCCTACATTGCCGCACCTAATAAGCGAGGGCGGCTGGTTACTACCTGCCCTAGTGAGGCACAAGTATTCCTTGATCCGCAGATAGCGCAACTTGCATCGAGCCTGTACCTTGAGGATAAGGATCAGGTGGATCAGGGTATTTAGACCAACCCGTTGTAGGTAATCGCAGGGCCTAGGCTGGCCTAGGCTGGCCTAGGCTGGCAGGGAACAGGATTGAGGATGGAAAAGCTAGGATAATCAACGGGTTAGCGGCCCGCCCTTGACTGCAGGGGATGCGTCCCCATATGACACGGTGCCGGGATGATCCGGCAGTTAATCTTGGAGATAAAAATGACTGGCATTACCCAAGCAATGATTGACGAAATACGCAAGGCCAACCCGACCACGGCGGACGCCATGCAAGTGACGTACGACAAGGCGGCCAAGGGCGGCGGCGGCAAGCTTTCCGTGGCGATTCCGGCTGCGACCAGCAAGGGGGAGCCCAGCAAGGGCACCTTGCAGTTTCGGGGGATGGGGCGCTATCCTACCTCGGTTTATTGGCAGCACTTGTTGAGCATCCTAAAGATGTGTTCGGACGGGACCGTGGCCGATGCCCTGGTAAAGGACGCGGCGAATGTGTCATGGGATAAGGAAAGCCCCAAGGGGCAGGGGGCGCTGCCACGCGAGGAGATTGTGGCCAAGCTTGAAGCTGCAATGGGCAAGTAGGGCAACCGGGGGTTGGCAGGTAGCCAGCCCCCACCCCCCCACCCAAAAAAAAGGGGGCAGGCTGTCGTCGTCGTATGCCTCCGCACCGAACTGACCTAATTTTGAACTTTTGCCTAACCCATTGAAATATAAGGAGAAAATCCCCCACCGCCCAACGCCCCCTAGGGCCCCGGCGCGGCGGGCCAGCCTACACAGGAGAGGCCCACATTATACCACACGCCGCCCCCGGCCCTAACCCATTGATTTCATTGAACAAAGGAAACGCCCCCCAACGAAAAGGGGCCCCGCCCCAACCCGAAGGTCGAAAGCGGAGCCCCAATCGTGACCGGTCAAAAGATTCTGACGTGGTCTTTCCCCAACCAAGATATTAACACAGCAGGCGGTTGCAATGCAACCCTGATTTTTTGTATAATATACATATGGGAAAAAGTCACAAAGACCAAGAACTTACCGACAAAGAGAAAATGTTTACCCTTGAGTATATCAAGGACTTCAATGCCATGCGGTCGGCGGTGGCTGCCGGTTACACGCTGAACTATTCCAAGGCCAACTCCTACAAAATTCCGCGCCGGCCCCAAGTGCTGGCCGAGATCAATCGCTTGCAGGCCGAGCGCGTAAAGCAGACGGCCATGGACGCGGACGAGGTGGTGCGACGGCTCACCCGAATCGCCCAGAAGGCCGAGCATGAATCGCGCTACAACGACGCCATTCGGGCGCTCGAACTGATCGGCAAACATCTCCAGATGTTCACTGATCGCAGTGAGATCGAACTCACGTCCCGCAACCCCTACGCGAGCGGCAACGATGCCGAGGCGATGCTGCGCGACATTAAACACTTAACCAAGGTTCTGGGCGGCGGCAAGCGGCTCACGGACGATGAGGACACGCTCCATTGACCCTAACCCCCAAGTATAAGCTGGCGGCGCCGGGCGATTGTCCTACCACGGTCTTCCTGTGGGGCGGCGTCGCATACACTCTTGCCTAAGCAGGATGCGGGCCTCACCGGCCTACAAAATCTTCTAGACTGGCTGGAGCCCGGCGATGAGTAACGAAGAAACGCTGATCGCCGAGGTCGTCACACAGGAGGATCGCGATGCGCTAACGCGGCTGGCTGTAAAGACGGCGCGCGAAGATCTGCTCGCCTTCATCCTGCTACTTAACCCCGGCTTCTCGGTGGCGCCCCACCATAGGCTGATTTGTGACAAGCTCATGTCCCTAGAAGCGGGTGAGTTGCGCCGGCTGATGCTCTTCGTTGCGCCGCGTTCTTCGAAGTCACTCATCTCCTCAATCTATTACCCGGCGTGGCTGTTCGGCAAGCACGGCGACTGGCAGTTTCTGGGCGTGTCGCATAGCGCCACCCTCGCCACCAAGTTTGGGCGCACCGTTCGAGACATCATTCAGTCACGTCAATTCAAGGTAATCTTCCCAGAAGTCCACGTCAACCCAGGCCAGAGCGCTAAGGACCATTGGTCAATCATTCTTGGCCCGCGCATCAAAGACGGATTGCCGGGCGGTGAATACCTAGCTGCCGGCGCGGGCCAGCCTATTGCGGGCCACGGCGCCCATCAAGGCATGATCGACGATCCCATCTCCGAGCAGGATGCGTGGAGTGAGGCCAAGCGCAACACAGTTAACGAATGGTATCCCGGCGGTTTCCGCTCCCGACTTATGCCCGGTGGCCGGGTCGGCATTATTCAGACGCGCTGGCATGAGATGGACTTGAGCGGCTATTTATTGCGCCTATCCAAGGAACAGCCTCTGGCGGATCAGTGGGAAGTTATTCGTATTCCCGTCCTCAATACGTCCGAGTCCACAAAACTCCTTAACAATGCGCGCGACAAACTAATCGACCAAGGTTACCTCAAGCCCGATTACCCGGAATTGCAGCCCGGTGAATCTTTTTGGCCGGCTCCCAGCGAAACAGACAACGACTACCACTGGCCCACCAGCGAAGTGCTTGCGACAAAGCATTCCATGCCAGAGCATCAGTTCGATGCCATTTATATGCAGGTGCCCAGCTCCAAGGGGGGAAACATTTTGCGCGCGGCGGACTGGCAGAAGTGGGACATGGAAAAGCACAAGGTGCCGCCGGTTTGCGACTACATCATCCAATCGTGGGACACGGCGTTCTCCACCAAGGAGAGTGCGGATTTCAGTGCCTGCACAACGTGGGGCGTTTTCCAAGAGGAGGGCAAAGCCCATCTCGTGCTCCTCGGCGCCACCAAGGGCCGGTGGGCCTACCCCACACTGCGCCAGAATGTTATCGAAAAGTTTAACGAGCACCACCCTGATGTCATCATCATGGAAAAGAAAGCCAGCGGTCAGTCGTTGATTCAGGAGCTGTCGCTCACAGGCATTCCGATGTATCCTTTCACACCGGAGAAAGACAAGATTACGCGTGCCCATTTGGCCTCAGAGATTTTTGCCCAGAAACGCATCTGGTACCCGAGTGGGCGCCAGTGGGCACAGGACGTCATAGACGAATGTACGCGCTTCCCCGCAGACCGGCACGACGACTATGTCGATACCGTTAGTCAGGCTGTGATGTGGATGCGCTTCGGTGGTTGGGTGGATTCTGCCCGTGACCGCTTGCGTGACGTCGATGAATATGATACAATGTCTAGCACAAAAAGTAGGGTATATTACTAATGCCGCCGAGCAATTTTGAAGCGCCTCTCACGACACTGCCTGAAATCCCCGAGTCTGTCGATTCAGGCTTGGATGGCGAAGTAGAAGTAGAGGTCGATGTTCCTTTTGATCCGATGATGGAAATGGGGGAGCCGGACCCGTTATCCCCCCTCGCACAGCATGACGATAACCTTGCTGAGTTCTTGGACGAGAACGATTTGCAGGGCGTTGCCGACGAGCTCATGGAGCTTTACGAAGATGACGTCAGTTCCCGCTCTGAGTGGGAGGCCATTGCCAAAGACGCCATCAATATGCTGGGCTTTTCCGTAGATGAGCGCTCGGAGCCCTTCGAGGGGGCCTGTGGGGCCACCCACCCCGTCCTTTCGCAGGCGGTTATCAAGTTTCAGGCCAAGGCTTTTAAGGAACTGTTCCCCAGCGGGGGGCCGGTTCGCACACAGATCATGGGTGTGCACAATCCTGAGCGCGAGCAGCAGGCCAAGCGTGTAAAAGACTACATGAATTACCAGACGACGCACCAGATGCCGGAGTTTGGGCGCGAACTGGACAAGATGCTCTTCTACGTCGGCCTCTTTGGCTCGGCATTTAAGAAAACCTACTATGATGGCGCCCTCAATCGGCCCACATCGCGCGTGGTGCGGGCGGAAGATTTTGTAATTGACTACTGGGCCTCGGATTTGGAGACGGCGGAGCGCTATACGCACCGTCAGATCCTCTCAACCAACGAAATTAAGCGCCATATGCTCAATGGTGTGTTTCGTGATATCGAATTAGAGGACCCGACGCCCCCCGAGGCGGACGGTGTGTCCGAAACGGTGGACGAATTGCAGGGGCGCTCCCGCAATTACACCCAAAATGACCAACATACCGTGCTGGAAATGCACGTCATGGCCGAAATTCCCGGCGATGAGGAAATCAACGGCCTATTGAAGCCGTATATCGTTTCAATCCACGAAGATTCGGGCCACGTCCTAGCTATTCGGCGTAATTGGAAGGAAGACGACCCTTCAATGGAGAAGCGCCAGTACTTCGTCCATTACCAGATGATTCCCGGCCTCGGTTTCTACGGATATGGCTACCTCCATCTGATTGGCGGCCTTACCAAGACGGCCACCGCCAGTATGCGGCAGCTTATCGACGCAGGCACGCTAGCAAATCTACCCGGCGGCTTCAAAGCCCACGGCTTGCGCGTGCTGGCGCCCGATGATCCCATTCAGCCGGGCGAATGGCGCGATGTTAACGCTCCGGCGGGCGATCTGGCCAAGTCGCTGCTGCCCCTTCCCTATAAGGAGCCGTCGTCCACCTTATTCAATTTACTGCAATTTGTTGTAGAAACGGCCAAGGAGTTTGCGGACAGCACCGACCGTATTGTGGACGAGGCATCCAACTACGGGCCGGTGGGTACCACCATGGCGCTCATGGAACATTCTACCAAGATGTTCAGTGCCATTCACAAACGCCTGCATTCGGCGCAAGCCATTGAATTAAACCTGCTGGCGCAGATCAACTCTGAATATCTGCCAGAGCAGTATCCCTACGAGCAGGCAGGGCAGGCTCAGAATATTTTCCGTGAAGATTTCGATATGCGTAGTATCGACGTCATTCCAGTCTCTGATCCTAACATGCCCACCGCTGCGCACCGGATCGCCAAGATCAATGCCATCATGTCCATTGCCGCTTCGGACCCGGCGGCCCATGATATGAACGCGATCCGCCTAGATCTTTACCTTGCTATGGGTGTGGACCAGCCTGAGAAGTACTTAGCCAAGCCGCCTCAACCCATCAGCGCTGATCCCATCACCGAGAACAGCTCGGCCATGGTGGGCAAGCAGGTGGCGGCCCAGCCTCACCAGAACCACGACGCGCACGTCACTGTACATGCCAGCGTCCTGAACAACCCGGCCTACGCCGAGATGGTGGGCATGCGGCAGATTCTGCTGGCCCACATCAACGAGCATCTGTCGCACAAGTTCCGCATGGAGATCCTGCAGATGGCGGGCGATCCGCAGATGCAGCAGGCTGTCATGGCGGGCGATCCGCTCGATCCGCAGGTTGAGAACCAGATTGCCATCATGGCGGCTGATGCCAGCGACGCCCTGCTTGAACTGGATCGCGTCAAGAGTGAAATCCTCGCCGGCAATCAGGAAGATCCGGTCATCGAATTGCAGCGTAAGGAGATCGAGTTGCGCGAGATGAAGGTGCAGAACGACGCCCTTAAGATGGCGCTGGCGCACGAGATTGACAAGGATAAGCTGACCCTCGATAGGGATAAGCTCAAGCTGCAAGAAGCCGAGGTCATGATTGATGATGCCAACACGGACCTTGATCGAGAGGCCCGCATCCAAATAGAAGAAAATAAACTAGCAGCACAGAAAGTAAAGAATAATGAGCGACCAAGCTCTAGCTAAATATATAGACTCCCTGATGGTGGCCTTTCAAAAAGGCGAAGAGGAAGCCATTCAAAATGTGGTCGGCGACATGGGTCTCGCTGACATAGAACAATACCGCTATCAGATGGGTTATCTCTGCGCCATTCGCGACGGGATGTCCATAATTGCTAGCGAATATAAAAAACTAACAGGAGAGAATAACGATGGTGAAGAAGACTGAAATCACTCCCGATACTATGAAGCGCCTCCCTGTCCCAGCGGGCTGGCGCATCTTGATGAAGCTGGTTGAGCCTGAGGGCGCGGTCGGTTCTATTATTTTGCCGGACGCGACCATTGAGGCCCAGAAGTACGCCACCATGGTGGGGCTTGTTGTTTCAGTGGGGCAGTTGGCTTTCAGCGGCGATCGTTTCTCAGGTGCCCTTGGCTGGGCGGTTCCGGGCGACTTCATTATGATTGCTAAGTTTGGCGGAAAGCGCTTCAAGGTTGATGGCGAAGAATATCGGATTATCAATGATGATGAGATCATTGCCGTGCTGCCTGACCCAGATGCGGTTGCTGAAGCCTAAGGGGTTGAAATCCCACACATCACTGTGTTAATATTCAATTAAGCGAAAAATCGTAGTTCGCTACTACGGAGGAAATATGAACGAAGACAAAAAGCTTGAGGACGATCTCGACTTCGAGATTGAAATCGAGGACACTCCCGTCGATGATGATTCATCCAATCTCGACGATAAGGAGCCTGAGGATGAACTCCCTGAAAATGATGACGATGACGAGCTACCCCCTCAAGACGAGGCGGATGAAGCTAGCAAAGCTGATTCTGCTGATGTTGAGGAAGATGAGGCTCCTAAGGGCACGCGCGCCGAACGGCGCATTCGCAAGCTATTGCGGCGAGCTAAGGAAGCTGAAGAGCGCGCCGAAGCCCTTTCCAAGAAGTTGGAAGATTCGGATGGCGCTCGGGTTAAGAGTGAATCTGTGGCCGTTCGCGAATATGGTGAACGCCTAGAGGCTCAGGAAATCGCTGTAAAGCGGGCCCTGACTGACGCTGTTAACGAGGGCGACGTCACTAAGCAGGTCGATGCGCAGGACAATCTTGCGCGCCTGAAAGCTGAGCGGGCCAACTTCGATGCATTTAAGTCTCGGAGGGGGGACCCTGATAAGCCCAAGGACGAGGCCAATGCTCCTAAGAAGGAGGACACGCCCGCCCCTCGGGGGCCTGATCGTCGAGCAATTCAATGGAACAAGCGCAATGATTGGTTTGGGGGCGAGAGCCGTCGGGACCAGATCAGAACGAATGCGGCGCTGTCCATTCATTCGGAACTTCTTGATGAAGGGATCGACCCTGAGAACGAGCCAGAGGAATATTACAATCAGCTGGACTTGCGTCTTACGGATGAGTTCCCGGAGTTGAAGAAAAAGAATACGCGGAGTAATCAGCGAGTGACTAATTCTAAGGCGGGTGCAGCGCGCAGTACCCAGAACGGTAAACGCAAGGTCAAGCTCACACGCGAGCAAGTTAAAGCAGCTACTAAGCTGGGCGTTACCCTCGAAGACTATGCGCGGGAACTCATGAAGTTGGAGAACGCACAATGAGTGAAAGAGATAAGCCCCGTCAGACGCGCGAGTCGGAAGCGCGAGAACTAAAGTGGGTACCCCCCACGGCTCTTGAGACCCCCACCCCTCCCGAAGGTTTTTCTTACAGGTGGGTGCGACATGAGCTTGTAGGCGAAGACCAGTCTGGTAACGTCTATAACAGATTACGGCAGCACTATGAGCCCGTTACTGCGGACGAGCTGGCTGGTTTCGATGTTGAAAGCATGGAAGACGGCAAGCACGCAGGCGTGGTTCGAAGTGGTGACCTCATCCTGATGAAGGCCCCTACGACTATTACAGAGCAGCGTAAAGAGCATTACGCTAAGCAGAATAAGTTGATGGAACAGGCTATCGATCAGGAGATGGCGGCAAGGACTCCCAAGTCGATGCCGTTTTCTAACGAGAGTGACCCCGCTAAGGTATCCTTTGGCAAGCGCTCTCCGACTATCGAGGACTGATACGGAGGGTATGGTCCTCGCCACCTAATTAGGAGTAAACTATATGGCTTACGGACTTAAGCCGGTTAAGCATGCGGCTGGTGGTGTTGTGCGGTACAACAACTATATGAACTACCGCATTAAGGACCAGTACGCGACGGCGCTTTACACCGGTGATCCAGTGATCCTCTCCAGTGAGGGTTATGTTAATATCGCTATCGGTTCCGCCGGTACACCTTCTACCGCTTTGCTTGGTGTATTTTGGGGTGTCAAGTATCAGGATGCGACTTCGGGCGAAGTCAAAATCCAGAAGTACTGGCCGGCTAGCACTGACGCGGACGGTGAAATTGAGGCGCTGGTGATCGACGATCCCAACGTGCTCTTCATGGTCGAATCCAATCAGGCAGCCACCGCGCTTCTTGCCAATGACATTGGCACCAACTGTGATCTCGTAGCAGCTGCGGGCTCCACCGTTACCGGCCTCTCGGGTTGGGCGTTGGATTCCAGTGAGACTGCCACGGGCACTGCTCAAGTACGAATTGTCGGTTCCGCCGAAGAAGACGGGCAGCCCCGTCAGAACTTCACCGCAGCGGGTACGACTATGGACGTGTTTGTCCGCCTGAATGAGCACTTCTGGCTCAGCACGACCGGCATCTAAGGAGTAATTAAACTATGGCACTTACTCGTACACAAATCGTTAAGCACCTTGAGCCGGGCCTCAATGCTATCTTTGGTCAGGCTTATAAGGGCTATGAAAACGAGCACGAAGTCCTCTTCGATAAGGAGTCGTCCAGTCGGGCGTTCGAGGAAGAGGTTCTGTTCCCCGGTTTCGCTGGTGCATTTGTCAAGCCTGAGGGCTCGGCGGTTGCATATGCTGAAACCGGCGAAGGCTACACTGCCCGCCATGTGATGGACACCATTGCGCTGGCGTTTGCTTTGACTGAAGAGGCCATGGAGGACAACCTCTATGACTCGATGTCCAAGCGGCTATCCAAGGCCTTGGCCCGCGCCATGGCACACACCAAGCAGGTTAAGGCGGCAGCCGTCTACAACAACGGCTTCTCCAGCATCTATCCGGGCGGCGATGGCAAGGAACTCTTTGCCACGAACCATCCTCTGCAGGATGGCGGCACCGGGCGCAACGAGCTGTCTACTGCGGCGGATCTCTCTGAGACCTCGCTGGAGACGGCGCTGATTGACATCGCGGGTATCACCGACGATAAGTCGATTCCTATCGCACTGCAGGCACGGTCGCTGCATATTCCGCGCCAGCTGCTCTTTGTGGCTGAGCGAATTATGCGGTCGCCCTATCGCCCCGCCACTGCTGACAATGATGTGAACGCCATCTACAACACCGGCATGCTGCCCGGCGGCTATCACGTTAATCATCGCTTCACCGACACGGACGCTTGGTTCATTCGAACCGATTGCCCGGACGGCATGAAGCACTTCGAGCGCGTCGGCATCTCCACCAAGATGGAAGGCGATTTCGAATCTGGCAATATGCGCTACAAGGCCCGGGAGCGTTACTCCTTCGGTTGGTCTGACTGGCGTGCGGCCTTTGGTTCAGCGGGCAACTAGTCCTAACTGATCCTATCGTGTAATTGAGGGGGGACCGAAATCCCCCCTCTTTTGCTTGGTGGTTGTTGAATTGCGGGCTGCCACTGTGATACTATTAACATAGTCTCATTCGGCTCCCCCTAGGGGGGCTTTGGGCTATTAACCCTATGGAATGGAAAGATAATGCCTAATTCTAATTTTCCGAACGGTTTTAACTATGGGCTCGTTGTCCGTGGTATGCCGATTCTAAACTCTTACGGCGGCGACGTCTACTGGGTCGATTCCAATGTCGGTGGTAACGAGGGCACCTTTGCGCGCCCGTTCACCTCGATGGAAGTAGCCACTAACAGCGGCGTGCTGAGTGCGGGTGATATCGTGATGGTCAAGCCCGGCCACGTTGAAACTGTTATTGCAGCTGGCGGTCTCACTCTTGACGTAGAGGGCGTGGCTTATGTCGGCCTCGGCTCGGGCTCTAATCGACCTCAGGTCAATTTCACCACGGCGGTCGGTGCTGACATGGATGTGGACGCGGCCAATATCACTACGGCCAATTTCTTGTTCACAGGCGGCGTTGATGCGCTCACAGGTCCGATCGACGTTAACGCGGCTGACTTCACTATGGTCAATTGCGAGACGCGCGATGTCACCGGTCAGGCCACCGACTTCATCGTGACCGACGCCAACGCTGATCGCTTCTCCCTCGTCGGGTGGACTCATAGGGGCGCGGCTACCGCTGGTGCAGACACTGCCCTCAGCATTGTGGGCGGCGCGGACATCACTGTCATCCCTGAGTTTGTTGACGGTAACTTCGAAGTGGCGGCTATCGAAAATGTCACTACGGCAGCCACCAACTTGCAGGTATTCGGTTCTGGTGCATACCCGGCTTACCTGCGGACGCGTAACGCGGCTGATGTGATCTTCACAGCGGTTTCCACCTCTACCGGGCGCGTCGGACCTAACCTGAATGTGCGGCTGCAGGACGATGCAGCTAACGTCACTGAGTCCTTTGTCGGCGCGGATATGAACTTCTTCCAGCCGATCAATGTCACGAATGCTGACGGTGAGTCTTCGTTGCAGCTGAATATCGCGGCTTCGACCGACGCCTCCTAATGAAGGTTGCGCTTGTAGCAAAGGGGCCATCCCGGTTGTCTTTCTTTTCCCAGAGAGACTCCGGGGAGCTTCCCGAGAGTTGCACCCGAGCAGCCTTGAACTTCAAGAAAGTTTGCTACACGTGCAAAGAATATGATGAAGTGCCCAACGCCGTGCGTTACCCCATTGAGCAGGTTGCTAAAAAGCTCCCCGTATTCATTCGGGATTTTGCACTAACCTCGACGGTGGCGTACGCGTTGGCCTTCACGCGCTACATGGTTGTTGAACAGATGGACTTGTACGGAGTGGATTTCGACGATAGCCGCCATCACACCCAGCACGTTTCCTGCGCTCTAATAGCGGGTTACATTATGGGACAAGGAACAGGCATTACTGTTGTAGAAGATAGTAAATTTTGTTTTCGCAATGAGCCGCATAAGTATCTACATTACGGCTTCTCAAGACTTTAACTCTTATTTCGGGCGCTCACAGTTGCCCGTATGGAAAAATAAATGGCAGACGCAGTTACCTCCCAAACTCTCGCAGATGGCACCAAGACCGCCGTCCTCAAATTCACAAACATTTCTGATGGAACCGGGGAGTCCGCCATTAAGAAGGTGGATGCCTCCGCTCTGGGCGATGCCCCTACCGACCTCAAAATTCAGCGTATGTGGTACAGCACCTCCGGGATGTCTGTTAACATCTTATGGGATGCCTCTGCCAATGTCACTGCGTATGTAGCAGCGGCCGACGGTTACCAAGACTTTCGGTGTTTCGGTGGACTCAAGAACAACGCCTCCACCGGTAAGACTGGAGACATCCTTTTTACCACAGTGGGGCACACTGCTAACGATACTTACACCGTCATCCTTGAAGTGAGTAAATCCTAATGAGCGGCGATCCCAGTGGTTGGTTAAAGATTCTAGTTACGGTCGTCTTGATGGCCACCACCGGTATGGCGACGTGGCTTTGGAAACTAGATAATCGCAGTTTTGATTATGTCACCCGTATGGAACTTCAGCGAGAGATTAAAAGTATTGAAGTGAATTCAAATCGCGGATTTGATCGAATGGAAGTTTGGATGCAGCGTTTAGCTGACCAAATTCTAACTTTAAACAAAAGCATCAATAAGAAGCAAGATAGGGAAGCGCGGCCCTAATGGCAACTAGCGGAACATATACATGGGATCTTCAAGTTGACGATGTTATCGAATCCGCTTTTGAACACTGTGGTCTAGAAGTAACATCGGGGCGCGACCTTGCCATCGGCAAGCGTAACCTCAATCTACTGCTGACCTCGTGGGTCAACGATGGCGTCAACCTCTGGACGGTCGATCAGGCCACCATCGACCTCACTGCCTCTACGCAGTCCTACACCCTAGATTCGCAAGTCGTGGACATCCTCGATGCGGTCTCGCGCGAAACGGCCAGCGGCACCGATCAGGAGATGAGTGCCGTCTCAATGTCCGAATATCTAAACCGCCCCAACAAAGATACCGGCGGGCGGCCTGTCCACTATACCACGGAGCGTAATCAAAGTGGCCCCACGCTCTATGTCTGGCCCGTCCCCACCGATACCTCGTACGACATGGTGGTTTGGCAGATTCGCTACCCACAGGATAGCGAGTACACGGCATCCCCCGATGCGCCCCGACGCTTCTACCCGGCGCTGACGTGGGGCCTTGCGGAGTGGATCGCCATTGAGAAAATGGATAAGGTGGGCCTTGAGCGCCAGCAGCTTATCCAGAATATGTCCAGCAAACTCTACAACGCGGCCAAGGGTGAGGACCGTGAGCGGGCCTCCCTCTACCTCGTGCCCGGAAGATCGCGCTAATGGGACGTTGGGCACGCGGCAAGCATTCAAAAGCAATCAGCGACCGCTCTGGCCGCAAGTTTCCCTACAGGGAGATGGTCACGGAGTGGACGGGGGCGCGCGTCCATAAGAGTGAATTTGAGCCCAAGCACCCGCAGCTTACGCCGCGCCGCAATATCAACGACCCCCAAACTCTCGCAGACCCCCGGCCTGACAGCGATGGCCGCAGCATTTATTTAAACATCGGGCGCATCGGCAATCCCGCGACCGGCGAAATGCCCCGTGCCTTGCACCTCGGCGCCCACGTCGGGCACTTCTTAGTTTACTTATTCCCTCAGACTAACGCAACAGGCGTGGTCGCAACCGCCGCAGCGGGCACAGTCACGCCCTGCATAGAGTTCACTGAGGGGGGAAACGCGGCAACTGTTGCCGTGGGGAGCGTTACCATCGCATTTGATGAGTTGAGTTTCAGTACAGACACTTGGGGAACCAACACCTATGGCAACTAATCACACCACGCTCATTCAGGATATTCAGGACTGGCTCGAAAACGACGCCACTGAGTTCACTGACAACATCGATACCTTCATTCGGCTGGCGGAAGAGCGTATTGCTCGCGACCTCGATGCGCGCGGCCATGCCCAATTTCGCACCAGCGCCGCCTTAACCGTGGCGGATACGGCCTCAGCCTCCAGCGCTCTGCCCTCCGACTTTCTGAGGGCGCGCTATCTGCGTATCCAGAGTGGCGCCTTCCTATTGCGCAAGGACGAGACCTTCATCTACGAGATTGACCCGAGCGCCACCGCCGGAACCCCTAAGTATTACGCCGAGGTAGGCACGGCTGACATCGAATCGGGGGCGACCTCCTTTGTAGTGGCGCCGGCCTCCAGTGGCGGGCACACCCTAGATTTAGGCTACGTGAATCGTCCCTCCCCCCTCACAGCTAGCAATGCGACTTCGTGGCTTACGAACAACGCCGAAGACCTTCTACTGCGCGCCTGCCTGCTGGAGGGGGCCATCTTCATGCAGATGGATGACGGCGATCTTCAAACCCATGCCACCACATACAACGATGCCTTGGGCTCGCTGCTTAAAGAGCAGAAATTGCGGCGCGACAGCGATGATTACCGCAAAGGGGAACGAGTTGAAAACGCTGGCAATTCTGGAGTATAATTAGACTATGGCTATTACACAAGCAGTGTGCAATTCTTTCAAGCAAGAGCTTATGCAAGAGGAGCACGACTTAGACAATGACACATTCAAGATTGCGCTGTTCACGTCGAGCGCCACCCTCGGTGCAGGTACCACGGCCTACGCAGTGACCAATGAGGTGAGCAGCACGGGTGGCACGGGTTATACGGCAGGAGGCAAAACCCTTGCCCTAGCAGCCGGGCCTGCTTTATCGGGCAGCACGGCCCTTGTGGATTGGGATGATGTGGCGTGGACCTCTTCTAGCTTTACGGCTCGGGGTGCTCTCATCTATAACAGCACCAACTCCAATAAGGCGGTCCTTGTCCTAGACTTTGGGGCGGACCAGACTATCGCGTCGGGCGCCTTAACGGTTGCATTTCCTACTGCCGACGCATCCAATGCAATTTTAAGGATTAGCTAATGGCTTCCACTGCATCCGATCTTCTCAAACTTGAGCTTCAAACAACGGGTGAAAACGATGGCACTTGGGGCACCAAGCTTAACACGGCCCTCGCGCGGCTCGAAGAAGGTGTGGCGGGTGTCACTAATGTCACCATCACGTCCGGCGATTATACGCTGGACGACACTCAATACGCAGAGCACGACGACGGTTCCAACACCAGTGAGTCTCACGTGGCAGTCATCAAAGCCACTGGCACCCTGACCGCAGCCCGCGCTCTCAATGTGCCGGCCCGCACCAAGATCTATTGGGTGTGGAATGCCACAGGTTCAAACTTCAACCTAACTGTCCAAGTAACGGGCGGGGGTGGTAACGGTGTCGTTGTGCCTCGCAACACTGCGATGGCGTTGCTGTCAGATGGTACGGATATTGTAGCTTTGACGCCGGCAGTGGCTTCCTCCAACACAGCATCCGCGATCTCCGGCGATAATCTTCTGGATAATCCAGACTTTCGTATTGCGCAACGGGGCACAGCTTTTACCAGCGCGACGGCTCCTGCGAATTCAGACGACACGTATTTACTTGACCGTTGGGTGCTTCTCTCCGATGGCAACGATATCGTTGATGTAAATCAGAAGACTGACGGCGTTCTCGGTCCGTACAGCTACTTAGAAGCTGATGTAGAAAACACTGCAAAGAAGTTCGGCTTCTTGCAGATCATCGAGCAGAAGAACCTTGGGGCGATCTCGGATGAAAGTCAAGTTGTCTCCTTATCCTTCAAAGCCAAAGTATCTGACGCTGCAAAGTTAGACAATATCAAAGCAGTTGTCTTGGCGTGGTCCAGCACGGCGGACAGCGTAACCTCGGACGTAGTGTCTGCATGGAATGTTGCCGATACCACGCCCACTTGGGCCACTAACTGGACTGCAGAGAATACTCCGGCAAACCTCTCAGTCACCACCAGTGAGGATACGTATCGAATCGAAAACATTGCGATTGATACTTCAGGTGTAAACAATCTCGCCGTATTTATTTGGTCGGACGCGGTAGCGGATAACGACACAGCCGGTACTACATTGCACCTAACTGACGTCAAGTTAGAGATTGGCTCCGTTGCCACCCCTCAAAGAGCTAGGCACGATATCGAAGAGTTTTTACGCTGCCTTAAGTACTGTTGGCAAATTAATAAGGCCTCCAGTGCTGGTTTTATTACCGGTTTCAATCCGACAGCCACGAATGCGCGTTATCCTTTACAGTTTCCTGTAACGATGCGGGCCGCTCCATCTCTCACAGTTAGCGGTGTTGGGGACTTTCAAGTACGCCATGGTGCGACCAACTCTGACACTACAAATCTCACATTGGCGGGAGGCGATGCTCAAACGGCTTACTTATCGGCCACGGTAGCCTCCGGCCTTACGGCGGGACAGGCGAGCGCTCTATCCGGGGATGGCGGTGGCACCCGCTGGATTCGATTTAGCGCGGATTTGTAAAATGAAGCAATATGTTGATGTATATGGCGACGGGACAATTTATCAAGCCGGAGATAATAGCATCCCAGCTTCCTCCGACAACGGGGACTTTGTTAAAATGCAGGCTGAATTGGCGGCGGGGGAGGCTGAAATCACGGCGGCCCCTGTCTCAACTGCGGCGGCTATTGTGACAGACATCAAAGCAGAAGCGCAGCATCAAATCACCGTTGTGCTCGGTTTGCCTGAATGGAAGCAACGGAACATGATTATGCGCGCGGTGGAACTAGTTGAGAAAAAGGCTCTTGATGAGCCGTTGTCTGAAGCGGAGTTAGCTGAAGAGAGTCTACTCAAAGGGGCCGCCGCTATCATAAAGAATGTGCGCGTAGTGAGTAACAGTCTAGAGTTGGCCGCTGCCTCGCTCACGGAACAAGAGCGCGCTTCGTATAATGTGAAAAATGAGTTTGACGCTCTTCTTTGACATTCTGGAGAATGTAGTTGAAGCACCTGAAGCTGACTATTCCTCCGGGAGTTAGTCGTAACGACTTAACCTACACCACAGGGCCGCGCTGGCACAACAGCGATAAAATCCGATTTCATTACGGTCTACCTCAGCGCATCGGTGGGTGGGAGCATTTCGACAGTACACAACTCACAGGCGCGGCCCGCAACCTACACCAGTGGCGGGCGCTCGATGGATTCCGCCTTCTATCAATCGGCACCACGTCGCATTTCTACACGTATCAAGGGGGGACTCTCAGCGATGTTACGCCCCTGCGCGCGGCCACCGTTTCCATGCCCACCGACCCTTACACCACGGGCGCTGTCGGTAGCACCACTGTCACCGTAACCAACACGTCACACGGAGCAGTCACGGCGGCTCGTTACGTCCATACCAGCGCGGACGCGGTCGGCGACGGCATCACCATAACTCAAAATCAAGAATACTATATTACTAAGGTGGATGATAACTCATTCACCATCACAGCCACCACAGGCACCGCCAGCAGCGGTAGCACGGCGTTCGGGGGTGGTAGCGTGACCGGCGATTACACCATCAATCCCGGTAAAACAAACGCCATCTTGGGCTACGGCTGGGGCGCTAGCACTTATAGCGGCAGCACCTTCGGTACAGCGCGCACCACCAGTAACGTCACCCTAGATCCGCGCATCTGGACCTCAGACAATTGGGGTGAGGACCTACTCGCATCCTACACTCCCAACGGTAAACTTTATTTATTCGATGAGTCCTCGCCCACAGCACGCATGACTGAAGTCTCCAATGCTCCCTCTCAAGTGGATCTTGTCCTAATCAGTGAGCCCGACCGGCATGCTGTGGCCTTTGGCGCGCACGACGGCAGCAATTACGATCCCCTCCTGATTCGCTGGAGCGACCAAGAAGACTACACTACTTGGACGGCCAGCGCCACCAACACGGCGGGATCGCAGCGGCTCGGCAGCGGGAACCGAATCGTCGCAGCCAAAGAGGCGCGCGGGCAGATCTACGTATGGACCGATACCACCATGTACGCTATGCAATACGTGGGGCCGCCCTTCACCTTTGGCTTCCAGTCCTTAGGTAAGAACGAGGGGCCCCTCGGTCCGCACGCTGCGATTGTGTACAATGACATCGCTTATTGGAAATCAGATCGGGGTTTCTACGCCTATGACGGTTCCATTCGCCTCATCGAATGCCCGGTGGAAGACTACATTTTTGACAACCTCGACTCAGAACAGAGCCAAAAGGCTTTTGCGGGAGCCTGCAACGATTACAACGAGCTGTGGTTCTTCTACCAAACGAAGACCGCAACCAATGACGAGATCGACCGCTATGCCATCTATTCCATCCTTGACGGCTCGTGGGCCCTCGGCACCCTCGAACGCACCGCATGGACTGACCACGGTGTGTGGAAATCCCCCCTCGCAGTGGGGCAAGATAACTACATCTATGAGCACGAACTTACCACCGGGGTGGATGCCAACGGCTCCCCCCTCGCAGCGTATGTCGAAAGCGGTAGTTTCGAGTTGGGCTCCAACGACCAAGAGCAGGGGCCCGGCGACCGCCTCGTCTACCTTGACCGGCTAATTCCCGACATAGACACCAGCGGCACGGTGAAGTTCACCCTCTACACGAAGCGCTACCCCAACGGCGCCGAGACCACCAAGGGCCCTTACAGTATCACCGACTCTACGAACAAAGTGGACTTGCGGGCGCGCGGGCGTACCTTCCGGGTCAGATTTGAAAACGACGACCTCGGTAATGCGTGGCGGCTCGGCCACAATCGGGTGCGCATGCGCTCACACGGGAGACGTTAATGCCCATTGGCACAAATATTGCGCGCCCAATCTATCCGCGTTTCATCAATGAAGGCAGGGTGATGCAGGACTTGCGTATCCTAAAGGACGCGCTCGAACGGCGCGATCGGCAAGTGCCCATCTTCCCGGCCAACGTCACCACCGGATTCCAAGTAACCAACGGCGTAGACACGTGGGATCTCGATGCAACCGGCTCAACCGCCGACACGGTGCGTAAGGTATTAGGAACACTCATCACTTACTTGCAAAACAACGGCACATTAAGGTAAAATATTAGTATGGCATATGGTATCCAAGCTCTGCAGTCGCCGACCCGGATGCCGCGCAATCCGGCCCCTGCTGCAAAACAGCTGGCGGCGTCGGGGCGTGGGGGCGACGATTCAGTTGCCCATCTTACCGAGGGTGAAATGATTATCCCGGAGTCTTTCCAGACGCCCGGTGTCATGGCCCTCCTGTCCAAAGAGATGCGTCAAAAGGGTGCCAACCCCGCCGAATACCAAGTAGGCAGTGAGCACGCCTCCATTAACCCCACCACCGGCCTTCAGGAGTTCGCCGACCGATTCGGGCAGGCGCGTGACCGGGCCGAAGTAGACAGTTTCCAGCGCTTCATGGATCGGGGCGTGACCATCGGTAGGCGCTTCGCCGACTGGGACGAAGAGTCGGGAGGCCCGCTCCCGTCCTACCTGGGTGCTCAGCAAAACGAAGATCTAAACCAGCTCATGGTTGAGTACGGCCTCGGCGGCTTTGAAGAGCCCACTATCGCCCCCGGCGCCCTGAACAGTCTGCGCGACATCTTCCAGGGTGGCGGCACCCCGCAGGGCGACCTTCAACACGCGGCGCTCGAAGCGGCTCGAGGCGGGTTCCAAGATCCGCGTGGCGGTTCCAACGTGAATGCCTCCCCCCTCAACGGCCTCGGCGGTCTGGGCGGTCAGGCGGCGGGCGGTCAACTACAGGCTATCCTTGACACGTACAACGCCGATCAGGGGGGCCCTCGCAACGAAAGCGACATCCAGCTTACAGACATCCTCACGGCCTACGGGGTGCCCGGCGCAGTCAATACCGCGCCTGACTACTCCAATATGGGCACCTATGGTGAACAGGGCGGCGAGCGCTCCTTGGCGCGCTTCACCATTCCGGGCGATCAGGTCCTCAGTGATGCCGAGGTCGAGCGACGTGGGGGCGCCGACGCCATCAGCAATCAGGTTGCAATGACACCATCCTACATGTTCTACGACATCCTGAGGGGCGACAGCTAATGGTAATAGGTGTAGGTACCGGCCTAGCAATCTCGGCGGGCCTCGGGCTTGCCTCCAGCGTCCTTGGTGAAAATAGCGGCCCTTCCAGCTACGCTGACGCCACTCAAACGATTGTCAATGAGCTCCCGTCTTATCTGCGTGGCCCGACTTCGCGGCTGGCGCAGTCTGCCGAAAGCCTCGTAGCAAACGACCCCTATCAACCCTATCAAGGCCAGCGCATTGCCTCACTCACACCAGACCACATCAGCGGCTTCAACACGGCGCGCGACGCCTCGGGCATCGGGGCTATGCGCGTGGGCTCAGGCTACGAGATGGCCTCGCAGGCGGGGGCGCCGGTCGGCGGTCAAGACATTAATCGTCTCTTCAACCCGTACCTCTCCCTCGTCGGCCAGCAAGCCGAGCGGGAACTCAGCCGCCAGAACCTCCAGCAGCGCAACGTAGACGGTGCGCGGGCTGTGCAGGCAGGCGCATTCGGTGGCGCGCGGCACGGTATTGTTGATGCAGAGCGGGAGCGCAATCATACGCGCGGTCTTAGCGACCTCTATGAGCGGCTCTATGCAGGCGGCTATGATCGGGCTCTCTCAGGGGCTCAGACTGATAAGGCGCGAGGCCTTCAGAGCGGAATTGCTCAAGGCCAACTTGGTGTACAAGGTCAGCAGACGGCTTTCCAAGACACGGCCCAGCAGATCGGCATCGGCCAACTGCAACAAGAACAGACTCAGCGTAACCTCAATCTCGGTTACACGGACTTCCAGAATCAGCGGCGCCACCCCTATGAGCAGCTTGAGTTCCTCACGCAGACCCTCGCGGGCAACCCCGGCGCGCGTACCATGTCGACTTCCCAGATTAGCTCGACGCCCCGTTACGATCCCTCTGCCCTGCAGCAGGGCCTTGGCACCGGCATTGCCACCCTAGGGGCGCTCTCTAACTTCGGGGCTTTCGGACAACAGGGCAGCGGTGTTGCGGGTCTCCAGCAGTCGCCGAACTTTTACCTTAATGGAGCACCCCAGTAATGGTGGGCGTTGAAGACATCCTCAAGTTCCTGAGTCCGAGTTTCTACTCCTCAAATAATGCAAATAACCCTAATGTAGTGCGTGCGCAACAGTACGCTAACGACGAAGACGCTGCTGCTGACATATTTCATCGACTTGACAAAGATAAAAACGCAATCAGCGATGCACTTCAAGGATGGTCCAATTACGGGGCGCGTGTACATCGTAACCCACCCCGGGCCGGGCGTAAGCCTCTAGACCCCGTTACTTATAATCAAGATGTGGACACTCACGGCATTGATAAACTTGAGAGTGTGCCCCTCAAAGCACAGGGGCCGCGCACGCCCGCCGAGATGTTGATGCCCAGCGCCGACGGTCCGCCCAGCGCCGACGGTCCGCCCACCGATCTTCGGGCCCCTACTGCAGAGGGGGGAGGCCTCGGGTCTAAACTTGAAGGCCTGTTGAGCAACCCCGACGTTGGGCGCTATTTGACTGAGTTGGGTGCGAGCCTCGCGCAAGGAACTGGCCGGCCTCAGGGTGACTTCGCGGCTTCCCTTACTCGGGGCATGCAGGCCGGCGGTAAGGCGGTGGACGCCGCTACTGCCGCCAAATCCAACACGGCCTTCAAGGAGTCGCAGGCGCGCGCTATGGACGCAGGGGCCAAGCTGAGTGAGGAGCAGGCCAAGGCCATGGGCGTGGGGCCAGAGAAGTTTCGCACCCTGTCGCGCATCGCCGAGTGGCTGGGCGCCAAGGACTCCAAGAGTCGGGCCGAAGTTTTTAAGCGCATGTTCTCCACAGACAAGGGCGCCGATCCCATGGAACTGATGATGCTGAGCATGCTCGTCCCCGAACTAGGGCCTGAGATCAGCAATATTATTCGTAAGCAGTACGGCCTTGGCAAGGCAGGTGGCCCGCCCAAGGGCACTAAGATAGACCGCACTGGAGTAACGGCAGTATCCAAGACTCCAGCTGAATAGGAAATAATGGTTCAGTATGTTGATCTGGGAGGCGGTGTTTACGTTGAGTACCCCGACTCCCTGTCCAAGAGCGAAATAGACGCAGACCTTCGCTCCGAAAGTTTCAAAGCCCAGATGGGCGAACAGGGTCTCGATCTCGTTATCGACGACTCGCAGCAAGTCTCGGAAGACCAAGGCTTTGCCGACATTGTGGCCAACAACTTTTCGCGTGGCCTCAAAACCGGTTGGCAGGGTCTCACCACGGACCTCGCAGCCGCTGGCGCCATCGACCCTGATTGGGCGTCGCGCCTCATTGCCTCAGGTGAAATCGAGAAACGCCAAACAGAGATGCCGCGCGACCTGCGCGATTTCTATTCCATGGAGGGGTGGCGCGAATCCCTCTGGCAAGTCCTTTCAAATCCAGTAGACGTCGGCCTCGCCCTCACCGCTGAGGGTCTGGGCACAAGTGTCGTGCCCCTGTTGGCGGGCGTTGGCGGCGCACTAGCGGGCAGCCAAGCGGGCCCCGTGGGCGGTACAGTCGGTCTGGCGGCGGGCGTAGGCATTGGCTCATTCATGGTTGAGGCGGGCGGCAGTATGGTCGACCTCATGATGGAGGAGGGCGTTGAGCTTACGAACGCCGAGGCCATCGCGGGCCGGCTCGTGGACTCTGAGTTCATGGAGCGCGCTATTAAGCGGGGCGTCACCAAGGGTGCCGTGGTCGGTGCCTTAGACGCAGCCTCGGCTGGCGTCGCAGGACGCATCATTGCAGCCGCCGCTAAGAAAACCCTAGGGACGCGCGTTGCCGCCGTCTTCGGTGAACTCGGCGTACAGGGTGGCGCGGGCGGCGGCGGCGAAGCGCTCAGCCAGCTCGCCATTGGTGAAGAGATTTCGCCGCCCTCAGTCCTTGCTGAGTTCTTCGGGGAGATTGTACCGGGCATAGGCGAGATCGCCATCAACAAGATGGTCTCCCAGTCCAACCAGCGCGACGATGAAAAAGCTGACACCAACGTCACGGGCGGCACTGTATTCAGTGATAACCGCACCGATTCCCTGCGCGGTAAAAAAGCCAAGTACGAGGACATCGATAGCCCCGTTACGCTAGCGGCCACCTTCGAAACCTCAGGGCAGAAGAAGATGATGTTGCGGCTCCGCGATGGCAGCGTTATTGTTGTACCCTACGACCCCGCAAAACTCACCGCCATCAATACCAAGCCTGCCGCCCCAGCCGAACAGGACGGTCCCCCCTCACAATCTACGGCCACTCCCCCCTCAAAGAAGCCACCCGCACCCCCCGCACCCCCCGCACCAGCGCAGCCGGCGGCCACTCGCGATGCCCCGCTGCCCAGCGTTGAGGAGATCCTTGCGGGGCGCCAGCGCACTGCAGTAGACGAAGTCACGCAAGACTACATGGACACCCCAGAGGCCTCAGCCATCCCGGACGTGCCCCTGCTGGCGCTGCCTGCCCCAGTCTTGCCTGAAGTAACTGCCGGCGCTGAAGAGCTCCTGATTGCCAACGACATTGACCCCTCGGCCATTACAGGCACCGGCAAGGACGGGCGCATCATTAAGCGCGATGCCACTAACTACCTCAAGGAACAGCTCTCCGCCGCTCCCCCCTCACAGCCCTCCGCCGCTGCCCCAGAAGCCCCAGAAGCCCCAGAAGCCCCAGAAGCCCCGGCCTTCCCACATATTGATTCGGATGATTTGGCATTTTTGCAGGCCCAAGGGACGCCCCCGGAAATCTTGCAGGAACTCACGGCTGCCGATGCGGCCTCAATGGTCCGTACTCTGAAGGTAATTGAAGAGGACGCTGCCGCCCTCGCAGCCCCTGAGCCCACGCCCGAGCCCACGCCGCCGAAGAGCGTTGAGGACACGTTGCTTGAGAGCGGTATGACGCCTGAGCAACTTGAGGCCCTTACTCCCGAAGACAAGGCCGAACTCGTTGAATTACTGGGCACACAAGAAGAGGTACTGCCGGACCCCGACCAACTTGCCGACGACTTCAATGCGGAAAATTTTGACGCTGAAACGGTGGACGCTGAGCTTGAGGCGTTCGCGGCGGAAATGGATAAACCCAAAGCCACCGAGGAGCGCCAGCACCACCCCGATGCACCCCCAAAAACAAAGGTGGCCGTAAAAGATAAACCAATTACACAACCCACGGTTGCTAATGTTGTGCGCCAAGTGGATGGTGTGGACTATAACATCAATTACGCCTCAGGGCTCATTGAGCGCGTTGATGGGGAAAAGACCACGTCAGGGCAGAAGAAAGCTGTGCGCAACAAGCTGGGACTGCCGCCCCCGCGCAACATTGATTACACCCCAGAGGAGGTGGAGATTGATGGCAAATTATTCCGTTACCACCCCGGCTCAGGGGCGGTCTCTCGGTTTGCAGCCCCCTTAACTGAGGGGGGAAAGGGCCACTGGCGAAAGGCGGGCGAGGCGGCCTCCGCAGAAGTGCGCACGAAGATTGGTGCAGGCAAGGTCCGGCGCAGTGCTCGCATCCCCGGTTGGTCGCCGCCGCGTCGTATGAACGATGTGCAGCGCATCCTCGCCGACCTGCGCAAGTGGGGCCTCAATGGCCGCGTCCTGCCGCGCCTTGTCATGGGCAAGGTTTACGATAATGAAGGCAACATCGTTGGGGCCCTGTGGGACCCGGTGAAGAAAATCATCACTATAGACGCGATGCGGCCCGACATGTATAACTTGTGGCGCCACGAGGCCTTTCACGCCATGCACGACATGGGGTTCTTCCCCGAAGTTGAGCGGCGGGCCTTGGAGCAGATGGTTCCCGTGTGGATGGAGCAATTCAATATTCGCGAGCGCTGGGCCGAGTACAATCTCACCGAAGACGAGTTGGCGCGCGAGGCGGAGGCCGAAGCGTTCGCCGCCTATGCACAGGGCTTCTATCACCCCAACGGCGCCATCGGTTATATCTTCCAGCGTATTGCCGACTTTGTGCGCTGGCTGCGCGGGCACTTCACATCTGACGGGGGCGCCGCATACAAGGTCACCGAACAACTCTTCAACCAGATTGAGGGGGGAGCATATAGCAACACCTTGGCGCTCAACATGGAGGAGACGGCCATCCTCGAAATGATGGACTCCATGGTGGATGCGTCGCCGCAGATGCGCGAGGAGATGCTGGACCGCATGGTTGAGATGGGGCTTAATCAGACCTCGCCCTACTCGCCGCACGTCAACGCCAATGCCAACGCGGGGCGCATTTCGCGCGCGTCCCCCGCCGACTTCAAGCAGTGGTTTGGCGATTCCCAAGTCACCCATCCCGACGGGACGCCCGCCCTAGTCTACATCAACCGCGATGGCGCGCCGGTCTACGGGCCGGCCACCACGTCCTTTGTCTACGGCACCGGCGTGCCCGCTGGGCCTACGCAGAATCGGGGCTTCGTCTCGAACTCCCCCCTCGGAGCGGCCAATTTGAAGCCGGCCTTTCTGCACATCGCCAATCCGGTGCGCGTCTTCGGCTTAGGGGCCGGCCCCATCAACATGGTGCGGCAGCTGATCGGCGACCAGCCCAAGACCTCGCAGGTCCTCGATGGGCCCGAGATTACAATCAACCCGGTCTTCACCGTGCAAGAGGGTGCGCTTCTCATCGAGCAGATGACGAAGAGCCCCAAGCGCCAGATGGACCTCCTGCAGAAAGCGTTAAAGAACAAGGGCTACGACGGCCTCGTTTATCACAATGCGGCGGAGTCCCCCCTCAATCCCACGGATTTGTGGATGCCGTTCGATAGCAAGCAGGTGCGGCCTGCCATGGACGTCAAGGGGCGCGATCTTCGGCAGTCTTCCAACATTAAACCCCGGCGCTCCGCCGCGACCGGCCTTGATGATGCGCCCGGCGCCTCCACTGCCCAGCGCTCCAGCATCGTCAAGCAGGCGCTTAACGTGGTGCAGCATGCCTCACGCACCAGCGCGGACAAAATTGACAGCCCTCAGAAACTGTCGCGCCTCGGCATGTGGGTGCACTCGCTGCGGCACGTTGCCCAAGAGTTCACGGACTTTGCTGACTTCTACGCATGGACAGACGTTCTGCGCACCACCCGCAACACGGTCGCCAACGAGGGCTCGGTCCTCATTAGGCCGCTGGGGCGCATCTCGGACGAGCAGCGTCACGTTGTCCATAAGGCCATGGAAATCTCGCAGATGTTTCCGGGCAAGTATGCGCCAAACGAGAACGGCCAAATTGTATTTGTGGCCCCGGCAGAATTGCCCCACGTGGGGATGGAGTCGGAAGTCATTGCGAACGAAGTAGTCATCCTAGAGAATGAGACTGCCGAGGCCTACATGGCCGCGCAGCAGACCATGGATTATGCGCTCAATGAGCTGAAGCGGGCCTACCTGTCGCGCCAGACTGATAACATTCGCAACGTCCTGCAGCGGCTCCACGAGGTTGGCGTCACCACGGTTTCGCCGACACAGGCTGAGGATATGGATGCGGCCATTGCTAACTCCCTGCAAATCCCGGCGCCCGGCAATGTGACAGACGACTTCATTGAGTCGATGACCCCGGCGCAGTTCCGGGCCTTGCACGACCACGTGCGCGTGTTGCTTAACGGGTTCTTCGGGGGCGTCCCTGATGCCACATACAGCGAAACACTAGAGGCTCTCCAGCAGCACTATACGCGCGAGGACGGCTCTAATCCCGAGGCAACCACCTTCACAGCGCTCACCGAATTAACCAATGAGCTACAAGAAATCCGCACTGCCCTGAACCAGTTCGAAGGTTATGGCAAAGTAGACTATGTGCCATTCATGCGCTTCGGCCAACACTACGTCGAGGTGCGCTCCATTGACGAAGACGGCAAACCCGGCAAGCTCCTGCACTATGAGTTCATTGAGTTCAATCCGTGGGAGAAGGGGCCGCTGTGGCAACGCAAGGCGCGCAAGGCCATCACGCGGCTCAAGCAGCAGTACCCGGACGCGCACGTCGAGAACAAGGTGCGGCGGGCCACTTTCGACTCATTGCGCAAGGTGGCCGGCGACGAGTTCTCGCAGATCGACTACGCCATGCAGTTCATGTCAGGGGCCCAGCAGGAGTTTTACGGCGCATTCAAGCGCAACGCAGAGGCGGCCCTCTCGGCGCGCGGCTTCAAGAATATGCTGCGGGCGCGTAAGGGTGTCTCAGGCTACAGTACCGACTTTACGCGGGGCCTCTTACAGTATCTCATTGGGGTGTCTGGCTACGTGTCAAAGATGCGGTACCAGCCACACATTGATGCTGCCGTTAATCGTATCGAGACCAACACAGACACGGACGCCAATCTAGCTAAGCTGGCGCGCGAGAGCCGTGACTACATCCTTTCCCCCGAGGAAGAATACCAGACGTGGCGGAAGTGGGGCTTCATCTGGTTCCTTGGAGGCAACATCTCCTCGGCCTTGCTGCAGACCATGTCGCTTGTGCAGTTCACCGGCGCCCACCTATCCAGCTTCCTAGGCAACGCGGGCTCCATAAAGCACATGGCGCAGGCCTCTGCTGACATGACAAAGATTATGAAGGGGGGCGACCGGGAGCGGGAGTACTCAGATATTTTCATGGCCTTCAACAGGCTGCCGGAAGATGTGCGCAAGCACGTTAAGCGCGGCGTCGAGGAAGGTATTATCAAGCAGCAGGCCGTGCTCGAAGAGTCGGGCATGTCTCCCACCAGTGCCTCCACCGGCATTGCGCGCGCCAAGGGTACATGGGAAAACACCATTGTTAACAAGCTGCTGGCGGGGCCCTTCTCCACCTTCGAGACGTGGTCGCGCGGGGTGGCTTTCATTGCGGCTATTCGCGGCTCCACGCTGCCGAACGGCGAAATCAAGCCCGAGGTCCAGCGCAAGATCCTAGAGGTCTTCGGTAACAATGCGCTCTTCCTGCGCCTCATGCGTCAAGAGGGGGGAATAACTCCGTACCTATTTGCGCGCATGGTGGTGGACGACACGTTCGGCGTCTATGGTAAGGGCAATCGCCCGTACATGATGCAGGGCATCGGCTCGGCCCTCTTGCAGTTCCAGACATACCCGCTGCAGATGTTCGAGTTTCTGAAGCGGATGCTCACCAGCCAAGGTGGCGCGGGCAAGGCGGCGTTCGCCAAGGTCATGCTCATGCTGTTCCTGACGGCGGGCCTGCGCGGGCTGCCGCTGGGCGACGACATGGCGGACTATTGGGAGTACTATAAGCGTACCTTTAGTGACGTCGATGACCCGCTGTCGCTTCAGTTGCGTGAGATGCTGAGCACTAACTTTGGCTTCTCCCCCTTCATGCAGGAGTTCATGGAGAACGGCCTGTTCAATGCGGCGGGCATTGATGTGCAGCGGCGCATCAGCCTCGGTGAGATGGTGGGCTCGGAGCAGGTCAAGGCGCTGCTCGGCGTGCGGGGTGGCGTGGACGAACTGCTCGGCGTGCCGGGCGCGTTGGCGTTTACCAGTGTCGGCAACTTTTACGAGCAGCAGCAACAGGGGCGGACCGTAGCGGCCCTCCAAAGTCTGATGCCCACCTTCTTGAAGAACGCCACCACCGGCCTATACACCCTCGGCGATTCAGGCCTCACGACGGCGGCGGGCGTTCGACTTATCAACCCCGAGGAAATCAATGCTGGCGAGCGCTACTCTAAGTTCTTCGGCTTTAACCCCACGCGCCATGCCCACGCGCGCGAGCAGGAGTGGATGCGCAACCGGCTCAGCAGTGCGGTCGAGCAGGCCAAGTACCGATACGAGCGGCGTTACGAGGGTCACATGTTAGATTACATCGAGGCCATGCACGAGGACGACGAGGGCAATATGCGCTCGGCTAAAGAGTCTATGAACGACATTGTGGAGCAAATACTAGAACACAACAGCAAGGCAAAACCTGAGCATTACATTGCGTTTAACTTGACAAACATTATGCTGCGTGTTATGATTGCCCGCAATCCTAAGATGAGGAACTTCCAGATTAAAGAGCTGGCCCGGCCTCGCGCAATGGGTATGGAAGACCTCTACTATAACAAAGGATTCAGAGAATGAAGAAAATCAGTAAATGGGTGGCAGCCGCTTTGGTGTCTTTTGTAATTGGGGTGAGTCCGGCTCTCGCTGATGAGAGTTGCATCACACCCGAAGCCTTCTTAGAGACCCTGCAGGTGAGCCTGCCTAATGTCCAAGAGTTGCGCCTTTACACGGGCGTCGATGCTTGGGAGTTTGCGTCCGAGATGGTGGAAGCCCCGGTGGAATTATTCATGGCATACGGCGCTGTGCAAATTCTTAGGGAGCCCGCCTACCCCACTGATTTATTGGTACTCTTCAATCTACAAGGTTGCTATGTGGGGCATGAGGAATTTTCGCATGACCACGTTGACGCAGCCATTATACACATGGAAGGAACGCCAGCTTAATGTCACGTATAGTCTTTCTCCAAAAAGCAGTCAATGCCGTTGTAGAAGCAGGGGGCAACAAGACCGCCGCCGCTGAGACACTCGGCATCCCACGAACCACGCTAAATGACCGACTAGCGGAAGCGCGGCGGACTGGCGTCATCCCGTCCATCGAGGCACCCGACGTTGAGGCCAAGCTGGCCGAGGCAGAATATCGCCATACGCAGGAGGTGCGCTCCCTAGAGCGCCAGCTGCGCGCGGCCACCACCAACGCCGTGACCGAGGAAGCCATTCGTAACGTCTACTTGGAACTGGGCGGCACCGAGCTAGCTGCGCCTAGGTGGCTCCGTCAAACATCTCGCGCCGTGGAAAATAGTGCGGGCGTGCCTACGCTGTTCCTCAGCGACTACCATTGGGGCGAGGTTGTCTCATCAGAGGAAGTCAATGGACAGAACACTTACAATCCCGAGATCGCTCGCGAGCGTCATGAACTCACAATCAACCGGGCCGTGGACTTGTGTAAAAATCACATGGTCGGCAACGACTACCCGGGAATTGTGGTGGCTCTCGGTGGCGATATGGTCAGCGGAGAGATCCACCCGGAGATTACCGCAACCAACTCAGGCTCAGTCCTTGAACAACTCTTCGAGGTCGGCGCAGAATTGAAGCGCGCCATCACTTACATTGCCGACGAGTTCGGGGCGGTCTTTGTGCCCACGGCTTTCGGCAATCACGCGCGCACCACCTTCAAGCCGGGCTTCAAGCAGGCGGCCAAGAACAACGTGGACTGGGCGCTATACATGTTCCTTGCGTCGTTGTTCAAGGACGATGATCGTGTCACGATCCATGTGCCCAAGTCATTCGATAGCCACTTCAGGATCTTCGACACGTCTTACTTGCTGACCCACGGCGATCGCCTCGGCGTGGCGGGCGGGTCGGGCGAGATCGGCATGTTGTCGCCCATTGCGCGCGGCGTTAAGCGCCTCAAGGCCCAGTATTCCGACTTCAACATTGACATCGACTATGTCATGATGGGCCATTACCATCACCGGCTGCGGCTGCCCGACGCCATGGTCAACGGCTCCATCAAGGGCTACGACGAGTTTGCAATGGGCATGCGCTTCTCGCCCCAAGCGCCGCAGCAGGCCTTGTGGTTTACGCACCCGCGCCACGGCGTCACCTTCGAATGTCCCATCTTTTCGGGAGAGGTTGCGCCCGCTGCACACAATCCGTGGGTGGCTTGGAAACCTGTCTAATTTGTGGTATTATTGTATTATGAGTATTCTAGAACACCTTGACCAATTAGTCAGTGCCCCATCTAAGGGCATTGACTCGCTGCGTGAAGATGTTCTCGCCGGGCGGGCCACGGCGGGCGAATATGCTCAAGCTACCTTTAAGGAAGTGGATGGGGAGGGGTCTCAAGAAAATAGCTTCGCCGCCAACCCCGCCTCGCCCTTCCAAGATTTTTGGGGAATGCTTAGTAACATGGTACAAGGACGTAAGCGCTACAACGACCAAGAGATGGCCGCGCTGGGCATCGACAACGACTTCATTGCCGACCAAGAAGGCTTTGAGACCACCGGCTACGTGCCCAACTCAGGCAAGAGCGGCGTCACTGTGAGCAGCGGCGTCGATCTGGGCCAGATGAATGAGGCCGACCTGCGCGGGCTGGGACTTGCATCCCCCCTCGCGGACCGGCTCAAGCCCTACCTAGGGGCCAAGCGCGACGAGGCGCAGAGCGTCCTTCGACAGAAGCCCCTGCGTTTAACTGAGGGTGAGGCGTACGACCTAGACCTTGCCTTCAAAAAGAAGCAGGCGCGCCAGCTTCGCAACAAGTGGGAGAAGTCTAGCGGGCAGTCATGGGACGACCTGACGCCCTACCAGCGCACGGTTCTTTACTCGGTCGCCCATCAATATGGCACCGACCTAGAGAGTGCCACTCCCAAGTTTTGGCAGGCCGCCACTACCGGCGACTGGCGCGGCGTGCTAAAAGAACTCCGAGATTTCGGAGACAGCTACAAGTCTAGGCGCAACCGGGAAGCGGACTATCTGCAAGCCGGGCTGCGCAACAATTCTAAAAGGATGTTTAAATAATGGAAGATTTTGATCTCGTATCTATGCTCGTGGGCGCGGTCGTGGTGGCAATTCCCTTTGCCCTGCAGTACCTGCGCACCTACGTTAAGTCCACCGACACTAAGCTCGATAACAAAATTCTGGACGCCGTTGAGCAGGCGTTCAAGGGCAAGCCCGAGGACAAGTAATGGGTTGGTCAGCGCTGCTCTTCAAGCTTTTGCCTACGCTAATCAATGGCGCCGTGTTACTGGCTAAGGCGTTCATCTCATACTTCCTAGGTAAGAAGGCGGGCAAGGCTGACCAGCAAAACACTGATCTGAAGGCTACAGTAAATGTCAAAGATAAACAAGCTGAGGCTGCGCGCAAGTCTCCTAAGTCTAAGTCTGCTGCTATTGACGAGTTGCGCGACGGCGACGCTTTCTAGCGTCTGTCCCGCGCCTGTAGAATACAGCACATTGGAACAGCGGCAGCTTGCACAGGAGCTTGACTCCGTGGACCCCGGCTCAACGATTATGCGGGTGGTCCTCGATTTTATTCAACTGAATAGGGAGCTCAAAGAATGTCAAAAATGAAAACGGCCAAGCCGGCCTGTAAGCGAAATAAGTAGGGGGGCCCAGTGCCCCCCTTTCTTTATCAATTTATGCCTGTTACAGTCCGCCATCCATGACAATCAGTGCCCGCCAGTAATCCCGTTCTTTGCGTGGAAGCTGGTCAAAGTCACGCCAGCCCGGTCGCCGGATGCCGGGCGCGCGCTCGCGATGGAGTGCATACAGGGCCCGGGCCTCCTCGTCATACTTAGTATTCTCAACGGCCATAGTCTTTAATCCTCTCTGTGCTCAGGCTGTCGGCGGATGTGCCCCACCAGCTTGTTAAGATCGTGATAAGTAAACTTACTCTTGTCGGGGCAGGGCTCATCCCCAAACATAAACGCCCGCCACGCCTTCCACACAAGGAGCCAAGAGTCCAGCCCGTAGCCCTCTTGTGTGTACTTCTCCATGTAAGTCGGTTGTGTCTCTACCAACGCAGTAAGCAGCGGCGGCAGGTACACCTCAGGAATGGCCTTCATTACGCGAACTCACCGCCGGCCATATTGATCCGGTGCCGGATCTTTTCTACTGTCTCCGCCACCACGAGATTGTCGCGTTTGCCGCGCATCTCGACAATGACACAAACCAGTTTATCGTGTACGGCCTTAATGTCCTTGATGCGGACTAGGCACGGGGCCCAGCCCATCTCGTCGTTCTCCACATCAGGCATCTCCGCGTGTAGCAAAATGAACTTTGTCATATAGATCATTACACTCCGTAATTAATTTTTGAAGAGTCTCGGCGGCCTCCCGCATCAGGCGGTCCCTATAGGGGTCCGACCGGTGGCCGTTACGTAGGCGTTGAATTAACAGTGTATAGTCCCGTACACCCTCAACTCCCCGCACTCCTAGCTTCTTGGACTTCCGTCGTGGCATCTTACGTCTCTTTCAACGCCTCATAAACTTCCGGCAGTGCGTCCGCCGTCTTCCTATCCAGCAGCCCCAGCGCGGCGCGTGGCGTCAGGTTGTACATATGCTGGATCGGGGGCCAACCCCCCAACTTATAAAGCCCGTAACGCTTGTACCCCTTAGGGCTGGGCTTGCGAAATCCTACGATCAACTTAGTCATATCCCCCCTCATTGATTAACAGTACCAGTGCCTCGTGCTCGGGCACCCCGATCTTTTTCAAAGCGCACCACGCAGTCTCGCCATTGATACGCTTAGCATTCAGGCTCGCTAAGATTTGAGCTATTTCCTCATTCATCACAGGTTCTCGTTCCAGTTTCAGGGTCTATGCGGCACGCCGCCCCCTCTTCCTCGGAGGCCGTCTCAGTAAGAATGCCCATGCGCTTGCCGCCCGGATTAAACGTGGTGACACCCTTGGTGCCTAACTCCCACGCCTTTGTGTAGACGGCCTTGAACTCCTCCCAAGGCGTGCTGGGGTCCACGTTAATAGTCTTAGAACAGGCGCTATCAATGAAACACTGGGCCGTCGCCAGCACGGCAAGGTGCTCGTCCAGTGTGGCCTCAGTAGCGGTCTTGCCTCGCACCCCGTGCTCTCCCCACGCATAGTCCATAATCGCCACCTGTTTCTCCCCGTCAAACTCTTTTACCGTGCGCGTGAACTCCAGCGCATAGGGCGGCTCGATCCCACTGGACACATTCCCAGCGGCCAAGCTGATAGTACCTGTTGGGGCGATGCTTGTCAAGTGCGAATTGCGAATGCCCTGCGAATAGATGGTGTCGCGGGTCGTCGGCTCCAGCGTCCGCACAAACCCGCCCTCCATATACGCATCGGGCTCATACAATGGAAATGGCTCCTTGCGGCCCGCCACATCGGCGCTCGCCACATAACATCGATTGGTGATAAACCCCATCACCTGCGCCTGCTGTTCCAGAAAGCTGGCACTGCCGTACACATGCCCTAAAATTTCCAGCGCGTTCGCCAGCCCCGTAACCCCGAGGCCCATGCGACGCTTGTTCTTGGCCTCCTCGCGCTGCTCGACCAGCGGGTACTTAGTGCGGTCCACCACGTTGTCCATGGCGGGCACCACGGTCTCCACGTCGTTGGCCAGCATGTCCCAATCAAAGCCGCGTCCGTCTCGATGAATGTATTTCACCAGATTGAAACTGCCCAGCAGGCACGCCCCGTTGGGAGGCAGGGGCTGTTCGCCGCACGGATTTGTCGCCGCAATAGTCTCACAATAATGCAGGTTGTTCATCTTATTGATGCGGTCAATGAAGAGCACGCCGGGCTCGGCCCAGTTCCACGTGCTGCGCATAATCTCTTCCCACAAATTGGCGGGATCAACTTCTGAATAGGTGCGCCCTCCCCACGAAAGCTCGAATGCGTCGGCGCCCGCGGTGACCGCTTTCATAAACTTGTCCGTCACAGCCAGCGAGATGTTGAAACCCGTCAGGCGATCGCGGTTCTGCTTGGCGCGAATAAACTCTTCTACATCCGGGTGGTCGATGCGCAACACGCCCATCTGGGCGCCCCTGCGATGGCCTGCCGACATGGTGGCGCGGCACACCGCATCATAAATCTCCATAAACGACAGAGGCCCGGAGCTCTTGGACTGCAACTTCGTAATCAAGTCCCCCCTCGGGCGCAGCGTGGAATTGTGTGACAAGAACCCATTGGCAATAAGAGTTTTGGTTTCAGTTTCCGTGGCCCACAACTCTTGCTCTCCAATAAATTCAATACTTTTAACGTAAGAAGATTTAGTGGTTTTTCCACAGAGCTTGTTACCTTCGCCGTCCAAAATACCAGAAAGCCAACAATTCTCTTGGATTTCCCAAGGTTCTGTTGTGAATGCAATTTGGTCGTCTTTTTTTAAATCCTTGGTTTTAACCCACTTGTATCCTTGCCCTTTTTTCTTAAAAGGAAAATTTTTCGCACGACGAACTACCCAAAAATGGTCAGCAGACGCCGTAACATTTCCTCTATTGGTACGTACAACATACGTCGGCTGTGTTACCTTTTTATTTTCTAGAACTTTACTTCTCTTAAAAGTATTTTTGGTTAGATTTAACTCTTCGTCAAAAGCAACAAGTTCATCATCTTTTTCTAAATTGCTGACTTTTTCCCAAGTCAAATCGCTTTTTAGTATTAACGTGTCTGGAGCAAGGCAAAAGTCGTAGCCGACGCCACCGCCCATGCGCATGGTCTGTGCGGCCTTCCGGGCCACATCCATAATACTATCCTCACCATCCACGAACGTGTCCTGAATAGTGGGCATCACGTAACAATTGAAAGCCGTGATCGCTCTCGGCGACCCCATGGCGGCCTGCACGCGCCCGCCCGGTAGAAACCGCTGTTCCAACAACACATCACGCAGCCGGTCAAAGTGTTCGTCGTTGTCCTTGAGGGCGTTAGCTACGCGGGCACTCCACTCGCGGAAGCTCTCGTTGTTCCCTCGGTACTTCTCGGCGTGAATTTCATCACTGAACGTCTTGGTTGCGTGGGCTCTGTTTGACACTGGTTTCCAATTCCTCAAGCAGGGCGCGGCCCCTGCCTCTCAATTCTTTCTTCCGTAACATCTCCACGACCTTGCGCGGATCGGCCTCGGTCTCTTCCATTAGCAACTTGGTTTTCGTAGAAAAGCGGGACACCTTGGGGACGCCCCCAATAGGCATTACAAACACCCACTTGCGCCCGCGCTTTACGAGAGCGATGCGCCACCCCTCAAGGTACACCGAATATAGCATCGTACTTCACTTTCAACTCGGGGTCTTCAATCTTGGGGTCCAGCCCCAGTTCACGGCACGCCGCCCTATAGAAGTTAACAACGTCCATGGCAGCGTCGCGACTCACGGCCTGCTTAGACAGCGCGTGCAACTTGATAATCATCTGCTTCATGCGGCGCTCAAGCTCGTCGTTTCGCTGTTTAAGTTTGAAGATTGCTGTAGCGTCGAGAACCAGCGTGGTGGTTTTCTGTTTGTCCATTTAGCAAAGCCCCCCTTGTTTCCCACATAGTAGCGACGATAAGACGACACAATATCGTGGGTCTTGTACATGTCCGGCATACAAGCCGGCGGGTCGCGCCAACCGGCGCGCGGCAGATTCGGTGAGGGGGGAAGGCGCTGCCACACTTTCATGCTGGCGTGGACCTTCCCGCCGTACCGATGGCTGTACTCTGCGCCCAGCGCATGCAGGTGCGCCACTAGCCATCGGTAATGCTCAATGCTGTCGGCGGCCCAGCGCACGCACGGGTGGCGCGCATGGGTGGGCTTGTACTTACCCGGAAAATCATCCGGCACCGCCGTGCACAAAATCTGCGCGGTCTCCAGCGTCATCTTGACGACGTGCTTATCACATAACATCTGGGCCGCCAGCGCCGGGTCGCGGTGCACAAAGAAAATATTCATTAGATCTCCTGAGATAGAAAGGGGGAGGTTGCCTAAGCTTCCTCCCCCCTCTCGGTCACATGACCGGCCCGTCCCCCCTCAGAGCAGCCCGGCCATGTAACGAAGCGTATTATAGCAAAACTAGGTGGGCCTGTCAACCTTCTTTTTAACAGGCGGCAGCACCAAGGCGCCGGGCGGATGAAAGCCCATCGGCACCGTCACAGCGGGCGCCTCGTCTTCCTCTTCAACCTCCCAAATCTCCTCGCCGTTGGGCCAGTATAGCCCCGTAAACCTAGGCTCGACGTGGTCTTTCCCCATCAGAGTTCAGCCCCCATGCGCTCTAAGGCAAGGGCGAAGGCCGGCGGGATGCGTGTACCATAGGCTTCCGAGACGGCCAGAAAAACCTCCACAAACTCATCGGCGGTTTCAATGGTCTCAACGCGTTCCATCAGTGGTTCGTCGTGCATCAAATTTATCCCTTCCTTTTCTAGAGTACTTTCTCTTACTGCGTACCACGCTTGACTTGAATAGCCGAAGCACTGGCGCAATAGGGTTGCGGCGCTTTATATTTTTGGCACGTTTTTTACGCATAGTGTTGCGACACCTTGCCACCCTCGTCGCGCTAACATGTCCTCGGGTGTCTTAAATACAAGGCCCTTCCAGCCGTGTTTCATGAAGTTGCAAATTTGTACCAATCGAATGTGTTTCTTAGGAAACATCTTTCTTATAACAGGCAAATAATGTTGTGCCAACTGCGTGATGGCGTGGCCGGTTGCGGTGCGCTTCACCTCAATGATGTAGATGGTGCGCTTGCGTTTCTTGGGCATGAGTAGAATGTCAGGCTGACACCATCCCACGCCGCGCTTGTCTTGATACTTGATCCACTGGCCCATCAACACCTCTCGGTCCTTACCGCACAGGGCCTCAAGCAGCGCGCCCAGCCGCTCTTCATACAGCTGACCTTCTCGTTGTACGCCTTTGAGGGGGGAGTCGGTGAGCCACGGGGGGCGCTCCGTAAACTCCGCCCATCTGACGCCAATTATTTTAGCGCGCTTAGCCACAGGGTTGCAGTTTGCCTTTCACTCGTCTAACCATATTAGATGATATCATGGTTTGAATGACTTGTTCAACCTCGCCCGGCGTGCTCACCAGATCCGCCACCTTGCGCCGGAAGGCGGCCTCGGGCATGCCCCCCTTGGCGTCGCGCACAAAGGCGCGCAGGTGCTCATTCAGATCTTCCATGGTGCGGCCCACTCGGCCCCGCCCAAACAGTGTCAGGGCTTGTGGCATGTTCCGCTCGGCCTCGAACAGGGTACCCTTGGCGCGCTCCCAGTCCCCCTCGCGAATGATGCGCTCGTTGCTGCGGGATGCGCTATACACCATCGCCAGCTTGACGCACTGCCAATGGCGCCTCTGCAAGTACTCACCCAGATTGGGATCGACGGGGCGGGGCTCCAGCCCGGCCTGCACGTCGGCGCGGGCCTTGGCGTAGAAGCTTTCCTCGAAAGTCATGGGGCCGCGCATGTGGGCAATCTTGGCGAGGTCACTTGTGAAGGCCTCGATGGTGCCGGGCTTCACCCGCTTATATTCTAGGTCATCGGTGCGGGACTCGCTCGGATCATACACCACGATGATGCGCGACAGTAGGCCCTGCGACCGGGCGTTCTCCGGCAGGTGCCGAACCAACTCGGTCGGGGTGGCGCACGCAATCCAGTTAAGGCAAGGGCCCTTGATGTGGGCCTCTCCGGAGGTCTTGGTCAAGTAGTCGAAACTGGGTAGGCGATCCCACATCTCTGTGAGGAACATCTGCGTGTACTGGTCGTCGCGGTTCATGAAGGTGCCGAACTCACTAGTGACGAGAGTCATACTACTATCATAGTGTGAGGGCTCCCGATAAGACGCAAGCTCAATGTCGAGCCGCCCCAGCTTGGCCATCTCCTGCACCAGCTTCTCGGGCGTTACCTTGGCACCCATAACGTAGCGCGGGCGGTCGTCCAAGTCATAGGTACTGAGACCTATGTTGAAGTTCTCGTCGCCCTTGCTGGTGCCCAGCGGTGTCGTGATACCCGGAAACACGTGGCGCAGCGGCAAGATCAGGGAGGCGCTCTTCCCTGAGCCGGGCCCGCCCACCAGACAGATGAACATGTTGGCGCCGACTTGAAACGCCCCACTATCAAACCACACCGTGCGTCCCATGGCCCCAGCCACAGCGCTAATGGAGGCCCACTGCCGGAAGGCGCGCGGCAGTTGTGCCATGTCGCTATCTTGGGCGCGCACCATTGCTGTAATTAGGTCCTTGTAGTTGCGCATCAAGCATCCGCAAACTTAATATTGCTGCGGACCTGATAGGGTTCCGTCTCGTTGTTGTAAACGCTCTCGACCCAGACGCGGACGTGCCGGTAGCCTTTGCGGTGCCAGAAGTTTTCAATGCGCTCGGCCAACTCCCACGAAAGTCGGCGGCTGTACAAGTAATTATTCTTCATGTTGTTGGTTCCACTGCTCTACTGTCATAAGGTCCTTCCAATTGCGCCCAATTTCAATGGCGCTTGGTACAACCATCGTCCGCCCGTGAATGGTCAGCGGATTTGTAAGGCATTCTAGCACGCGCGGAACGAGAGTGTCAAATGATTTTTCTTTAATCTGCCCTACGACACTGTCGTGCACCTGCCCAAATAAGGCAAGGGGTTCGCCGGCGCGCTCTAACTCATTCCAGATGCGATAAAGCCCCACGTTCAGCAAATCGCCGATGGTGCTCTGCGGGTCGTACGCAATAGCCTCGCGCTGGGTAGCTGCCGTCGATGCCCTTCCCAAGAACACGCGCCGTCGCCCGAGGGCCGTAGTCAAAGAGGACGTAGTCTCCAGCTGGTGGGCCACTCCGTCATGCCATGTTCGAATGCCGGGGAACGCTCCCTCCACAAAGACGACCTTGCCTTCGCTGTCGTTGGCCTCTATCAGGATATCAAATCCCGCATCGGGGTCCTGTTTGTGCCAGCGCTCAAGGTCGCGCCGTGACATGGCCGCGCCGTAGTACCGCGCCTGAAACAGCGCCGCATACCGTTTATGAATGCGCAGGTGCCGGGCGAGGCTGTCCACAGTCAGACCATAGTTCGCCCCGTGGCCGGCGCGCTTGCAAATATCTCTATATGAAAAGTCCCGGTAATACTTCTCTTCGGCCATGGCGCGATCTCGTTGTAGGTCGCCGGTCCAATCGCGGTGGGGCCAGATCATCTTTACCACAGTGGTGTGTAGGTCGCCCTCTTCGCACGCCTTGATGTAGCCCTCGTCCTCAGACAGATATGCCACGACGCGCGACTCGGCCTGCTCAAGGTCAGCATCGAACAGCACGTAGCCGGGGTCCGGCACAAAGATGCCGCGCAAGTCTTTGGTCACGTTCTGCAAATTGGTGCCGGTGTTGAAGGGGCTGCTGCTACTGGACCAGCGTCCCGTATTATGAACAAGCAAACCTGCGGCGGAATATTGTGGCGGACTGCTACTGGGCATAGTACAATCGTAAACAGCACCACGCCAAGGCTTAACAGCAACCACTTCGTTGTAGTTAAATTCTGCTGAGGTTTTTCTAAATCTATTTAGAAGTGTCGCAACTTTGTCAAGTTTACTCGACTGTACAAATCCACATAACTTAAGAAACTTCGCCGTTTCTCTGCGAGGTAGAACTAACTTAAAGTTGTAACTTATAGACTCAATGCCTAAATATTTAAGCATCGTTTGTATCTGTGTACGCAGCTTGTCTGAAGCACTTCCAAAAATCAATCCGTTCTTTTTAGAGGTAACGTGACTGTCTAACGTCAAACCGCGCAAAAGAGCACGTAACGCTATTGGAGTTCCCCGCAGCGCCCACTTTGGGATAGTCTTACTCAATGCGGTTGCCCATACAGGTTCCAACATATCGTACAAGGGGCGATGTGATACATGCGCGTAATCCTTGTAACAACGCGGTACAGCCTCAGGGAATAAATATTTCACTAACTCAACAAAGCGAGCTTGAACCTCGGGGTCGCGGTTGCTGATACGAATACTGTATCCACCGTTGCTGGAATGTAAAGTACCGTCGGCAAGTAACATTCCAAGAAGTTCATAAAATTCTACTGGAGTGCTTTTTGAGTAAGGAGTGACAACTGTTCCGAACAAAGTGTTTGGAATGCTATTAACTAAACTTTGACCAAGCACCAAATTTCGGGCTTCAACCCAACCAATCCTTTCAACTGCAAAGGGATGATTTTTAGAACACCGAAGGGTGGTGCCATTAGCTAAAAGAATTTCCAAACCCTCTGTGTTCTTGTAACAAACTTTTTTAACAGGATTTACAAACTCATTACCATTCCAAAGATGTGTTTTATAACTTGTGCTGTTATAAATATCCGCGAGAGGTCGAATGCCGGAAGCAGTTACAACTAACGTATCCCCCGACAGACACTCAGTGCCCGCCACGTTGTAGCTGCACCGCATGCGCCCATCACCGTCGAGCGTGGACTTGAGCACCGATAGTTTCTTAACGGTGTCTCGAATAGCCAACACGAACAGCGCCAGCGGGCGCCCCCGTGGGTACTGCCGGGCTACGGCCTCAAGGGCCTCGCGGTCAGTGCTGACCTTCATCTTGCCCTTTGCGTTGCGCATCTGAGGGGGGATCGCGAGTTCCTCATAAAGGATGCGCTTAAGCTGCACCGGCGAGTTAACATTAATGTCCTTGCCCCATACGGCGTTGGCGATCTTGTTCGTTGCCGCCATCAGCAGTTTCTGGGAGGCCTCCAGTTCCACGGTGCGCGCGGCGATCACGTCCTTGTCCACGGCCCAACCGCGCAGGATCAGATTGATAGCGCACGCCGCCATGCCGCGCTCGAAGTCATAGGTGCGCCGGGCGTGCTTGTCCACCTGTGGCAGCAGGGCGCTGTAGATCTCGTGAGTCAGCGCGCAGTCTAGCCCGTTGTAGACCCACAGGCGCTGCTCATCGTCCAGCTTCAAGTCATCCAGCTGCGAGCTTTTTATAACCCTCATTTGAAATCCAGTACTACGAGTTTATCGCCCAGCATCTCGCGCGCCTTGGCCTCCAGCGCGCCGGTTGGGCCGTTGGGGTAGACGTAGTTGGGCACGAAGACGCGCGTAATGCCCACCTGATGTACTAACGAAGCACAATGCTCACAAGGATGCAGAGGATAAACAAAAAGGCTGTGACCTCGTAGGTCGCGCTGCGCAAAAAGGATCACATTTTCTTCAGCATGGATCACCCTCTTCCATTTGGTTTCGCGCACCATGTCTACTAGTGCGTCATCGTCGTAGCCCTGCGGCAAGCCGTTGAAGCCAACACTCACCACCCGGTTGTTGGGGGCTGCGATGACGGCGCCCACCCCGTGGCCGGGGTCCTTACTCCATGACGCCGCCAGCTTTGCCAACTCCATAAACCGCTGCTGCCATTTAGACGGGGTCACGCACAAGCCCTCCGCCGGTCTCGTCTCGGGAAATGAATTGAACAGCATATGTCTCATAGTTATACCAAGCTCTTTTCAATGGCGCGAATGAGAATGGCCGCGTATCCGATGACGCCGCGCAATTCATGGACGGCCTTTTTCTGATCCCCCCTCTGGATCATACCAAAGGCCTCGTTGGCCTTCTTGATAATCTGGCCCACGGGGTAGCCCGCGCCCGCCAGCCGCACCTCTGACGCCCACGACTGCTCGTCCCACGAGCCCGCGCCCGCCCCGTGGCGCTCGGTGCCTTTGCTGGCAATATTGTTTTCGAGAGCCTCGTTAAGGACGCGCCGCAACTCGCTGTAGTAATCCACCTCGGCATCTTGGAAAGCGCGTCCGGCGAGTGGGTCGAGGGCGCCGCCGCTTGGTCTTTCCCCGAGGTTGTTTTCGTAATGAGCAGGGTATCGGCTATTCAGTACTGCTTCGGCCATTGGTTTGTCTTCCCCTCGACACACGCATTTTGCGGGCCTCTTGTCAAGCAGTTTCTCCTGCTGTTGTTTGGATGTTTGGATCTCGTTGTAGGCCTTGGTGAGACTCATTCTATTCTCCATCAAGAGTTTTCTCCACAAACCATGCCGGCAAGCAGGCAAGCTCACATACTAAGTAAAAGTTTTCGCCCCGGTCTTGGAGCCAAGTGCGGGCACGCTCTCCCGTCTTGTTGTCTTTGACGGTGTCCTCAACCATTTGGTCAAGGAACGCCCGCCACATACGCACCATAGCTGGGTCGTAGGACGACACCAACACAGGTATTTTGGCAAAGGTATTTGGTCTTTTCACTCGTCCCGCTTATTGCTTTTGTGGAACTTGACCATAGTTTTCCAAGGGCGCTCGTTCGTGTAGAGCGAAGCCAGCATGCCTAAGTCTTTACGCATCTCCGGCTGGAGGGCGTGATGCATGTGCATCGTATCCTCCACGTTGCCCCGCACATAGATCCCCATGATCCGGGCCAGCCATGTAATATCATATGTGCAATTCTGCGCCAGCTTGGGAATGGTGGGGTCTTCTAGAATTTTCTTTACCCACCCCCAAGCCACCGCCTCACTTTCGGCACTCGACCAGTAGCTGCCGCTGTCCATGTTCTTATCACAGAACGGAATGACGAACGACACGTTGTCGTTGGGCGAGAAGCCAATACAAGTAATTTGCGAAACCATGTCCGTCTCGATGTCGAATGACAGGGGTGTGGTGCTGCCTTGCATAGGCTCGACCATCTCGTTGTAGAACTTCTCGATGTCGGCAAGTTGGGGTTCTATCCACACTTCGCGTTCGATGCGCTTAATGGTGCGCGTGTTGCTCTCGGCCTGCGCCTTGATAAGATCGGCAATGAATACAGGTCGCCCGCTCCAGCCTCGCACGACTGCGTCCGGGTGGAGGGCGGGCACTACCTTCCATTGCTTCGAGGGGTGGAACCAATCATTGGTGTAGATGGTGTGGCCTCTGAATTTAGAGATGCCTTCTTCACCAGTGAGAGCCCAGAGCGCGACTCCGCCTAGAGCGATAATTACATGAGGATCAAAACGAGTAATTTCCTCACGCAGTCGATCCAGTGCATCCTCGCGCTCGGGCTCCACGTAGCCTAACTTGGACAGCGGCCACCGTGGTTTCCACCCCTCGAACTGTTTAACTTGTGTGCGCTTAACGAAGAAGCGCCCTAGGTCGTCGCCCGCTGGCTTGTATTCAAATACGTTTGTCAGCAGGCAATCTTCGCGCTTGATGTCGGCGCGGCGTAAACATTCATTTAACAACTCGCCGCCCGACCCGGCGAACGGGTGTCCATTCAAAACCTCGTCGGCGCCGGGTGCCTCACCAACTATGGCGATCTTGCCATCGTCCCTTGTGGGCCAGACGGCAGGCACCGGGCGCTTTACTGCATCTTCTCTACCCTTAGAAATAATTTGCCGCATAATATTTGTCGCCCATTTTAATTGCTTCATCTACCCAATCTTCGTAATCCATGTCGTTCCAATAATCAGGATGTGTACAATCAGAATTATAGATTAAAAAATCAAACCTTTGGTTACGAATAGCTAAGCAACCGCCTCCATCCCAGTGCCACATAACTTCCCAATCGTCTGGATTTTTGTAACAACTGATGCTAGCTACTTCTTTATAATTCTTAGCACCAAAACCCAGTAAAAGCGTGCGAGCATAAAGATCTAATGTATGGGGATCAACTTCTTCAAAACCATAATCAGGGTTCATATCAAATGAGGAGTAAGCACCGTAACCCCCGACAAAGAAAGCTTCACGTAACAATTCTCCAGCCATATTGGGATGGACTTCTTTCAAATTTATTTCACTTGTTAAGATGGTATCTTTCAATTGCGTCGATAACACTTTTAACTAGCTCCTGTAATTCTACTACAGCGGTCCACGCAAAAAACGCCGCCGCTCCCACCGCAAATGCAAACGCCATCGGCGCTGCTGGTAGCAGGAGTTCGGCAGAATGTAAACATAAAATCAAAAATAGGTTTATCCCTAATGCACTGTAAGGCACGGATTATACTCCATCAACTAACTCTTGTCAAGTTCTGCCATGGTCGCCCGCCACTTGCGGCAATATTTAAGCATCCCCCGGTCAATCTCTTCTTGAGGATACCCCATACGCAGGAACCATTCCTCGTCTGTCTCCCCCTCCTCCGGGTTGAACAGTCTAGGGAAACCGTATCGCCACCCCTCGGGGGGATCGATCACCCAGCCTTCAGGTTGCTTAGTCATTTGCTCTCCTTTAACCTGTCGGCTATGCTCTTATTTTCGCTTTGTAAGTTACAAAGTGCTTCAACTAATTCTTCTATTGTTGAAAGCAAAATATCTGGCCGAGTGGTTACGTTATGACAAAGTGCTTTTCTAATTAACCGATCAATCATGTTAATACATCTCCCGCGCTAGTTCGATCTGTTCAACGACCTCACCAAACGAGAAGCCTAGGCTACGTAAAGCTGCATGGAAAGCTTCCGTGTCTTTACATTCCGACATTGCGAACGCTTCCATTGCGCGCTCATGTTCTTCAATCCACATATCTTTCGACATACTCATCGTTCCTCCTCCACCACATCAAAGCGAGCCCCGGTGAGGTTCGCGTAGGTGAGGTCTGCCCCGGTGAGGTCCGCCTCGGTGAAGTTGGCGTCGGTGAAGTTTGCGTCGGTGAGGTTCGCCCTCCAGAGATTTGCCCCGTTGAGGTCTGCCCCGGTAAGGTCCGCCCGGTAGAGGTGCGCCCCGGTGAGGTTGGCCCCGGTGAGGTTCGCCTCTCTGAGGTTAGCGTCGGTAAGGTCTGCCCCTCTAAGGTTCGCCTTTCTGAGGTCTGCCCCCCAGAGGTTCGCGTCGATAAGATTTGCGGCGGTAAGGTTCGCGTCGCTGAGGTCTGCCCCGGTGAGGTCTGCCAGGAAGAGGTTCGCCCCGTAGAGGTGCGCCCCCCTGAGGTCTGCCTCGGTAAGGTTTGCCTTTCTGAGGTCTGCCTCTCTGAGGTGATCACGGTCCAGCGTTAGCAGCACTTTACCGGTGTGTCGGTGCTTAATCTCGGTCATGTCCCTGTCCCGTCGTTTGTATCAAAGCG